ATATGGTAATATCTTAAGTTCTCCTTCAACAGATGGCATTAGTTTTAGCAGTAAATCAAAAATGCGTAAGCGTTAATTTTATGTTTCCTCTAATTCTGATGAGTTAAATTTCATCAGAATTAGATGGTTACTTTAGTTGAAATTTGAAATAATAAGCCCCCTCTTTTTTCAGAAGAGGGGGCTTATTTAATGACTTAGATAATTATCTGAATTATCTCCATCCTCTCTTGAAAAGTCCGGGAATGCCATGTCTTGTTGGGACACCTTGATCATGGCCCATTTGGTGATATGTATTGTCTCCTCCTATCATTGCTCCAATTCTGCCAAGAGGTCTCTTAGATGCTAAATATTCTGCTGGTGTCATTTGTCTTTGAGCAGGTTGTTGATTGGCGTATCCTTGACCTCGTCCTTGACCTCGTCCTTGTCCAGATCCTTCTCCAGATCCTTGGCCAGATCCCTGTCCTTGTCCTTGTCCAGATCCTTCTCCAGATCCTTGGCCAGATCCCTGTCCAGATCCTTGACCTTGTCCTCCAATACCTCCTGCTGCTGCTCCCGCTTCTGTATCATTACCGAATCCGAAATCATCATCACCGAATCCGAAATCATCATCACCTGAAACTCCAGAATCGGCTGCTTGTCCTAATCCAAGACTTCCAGATCCTTGTCCTAATCCAGAACCAAAATCAATCTTTGGTCCTAGACGACCAAGATGAGACATATCATTATTCTGAGGAAGGCTTAGATTGAGAGGTCCTGAATCAAAATTATCTTTTCCATACATGAAAGGTCCAGATTGAGTAACTCCAGCTGCATCAGCTGCTCTTCTTTGTGCGTAATATGCAGCCTGCATTGCAGGATCACTTTGCATACGAACATATTCAGCTGGTGTCAGATGTGGTTGTACAAGTGGTATATTTTGATTCATATTATAAGATGGATTCATTTGTGGAGCTTCTATTCCTCCTGTTCCACCTGCTAGGTCATTTCCAAATTCATTACTATCAAAGTCATCGGCACTACTTGGCAACGAACTAGATGCATTTGCTCCAAATCCTAATCCCTTTAAGTAATTTTGTCCTTGGCTGATTATGTTGTTATCACCATGTAGTATAGATCCCAAGTTTCTTCCTACTGTTTTTGCTCCTGCTGCTATTCCTTGATGGAATTTTTCAGCGGAAGCTGGATCTACTCCTCCAGCAGGTAGAGAAGATCCTCCTTCTTGGCCTGCCATTCCTGCGTGTCCAGCATCTGGAGTTGCAGCCTCTGGAGCTATTGATGAAAGTGTAGCATCTAAAACTTTTGGATCTGCTTCTGGCATTACGTTAGAAACTTGTGTTCCAACCATATCCATCAATCCATATGATAACCTACCAAGTATACCACCTGTTGCTATCGATACGGCAATAATAGCAGCTAGTTTAGTGGCCTCACGAGGATCTTTAGTTACAAAGTTCTTAAGCTCTTTAATTCTGCCAGAAAGACCTCCAAGAGCTTTTACAGCTAATCCAGCAGTTCTTCCTGTTTGGCGACCAATCCAGCCTCCAATTGCTCCAGAAATTCCAGTATACTCTTTATTTTTTGCTTCTGTTAAAACGAGCCATTCTTTGAATGAAACACTTTCAAATCTAGGTGCGCTAAAACCTGTGTGAGTTCCTATACTTCCATATGGGGAAGACTGTGGCATAGCCTTTGGAGCAGCAAGACCTATTTTAGGGTCTGATCTTTTAAGATTTTGTGGATAATTTTGTCTGGTTTGTGTGTTAAGATTATTTCGAGGAATCTCACGAAGATTTTTCCAAAAATCATCTCCACTACTTGGATCTGATGGCGCAGCTGTTTTAGCCATGTTAGTTACTGAAACTGGACCAGTTTGTGTCCCTGATTTACTTGGAGGAACCTCACGAAGATTTTTCCAAAAATCATCGCCACTACTTGGTGTTGACGATTTAACAGCTGGCTTCTTTTTATTGAAAAAATCAAATCCCATGTCAACAGCTTTTCTTACACCGGGATTAAGTAATTTATTTAAGTGCTTTCTGGCAAAGAACATGGCAGCAGCCATTGGTAAAGTAGAAGCAGCACCAGCAGCAATCGAAGTTCCAGCATAAGCAGCAGAAGCTCCACCAGTAACACCAGCCATAACCATTGCTAAAGCAAGTGCTGGAGAAACTCCTGTTTTCTTGCTAAGAAAACTAGCCATATCGGCACTTTTAGCAATAGCTTTTTGAGCAATCCCAGAAAACATTTCAAAATTTTCTTCTCTTGCTCCGTAACCTTGTTTATAACCTTTTGATAATCCACCAAAAAAATTACCTAAAACTGATTCGTATAACTCATCAAAATCGTTATAACCATTTGCGTCTAAAAATAATATGTTCTCATTCATAATCTTATTTATAAAAAAAATATTTTTTTTCAATAAAAAATTGGTGATTTATAAACAGCTTTATAAGATTATGATTTATTTATATTTACTTTATTCCTCTTGCCAAGAGTCGAACTTGGGTGACGCAGCTTTATAAGAACTGCCGGAGCTACCGGCTCCACAAGAGGAAATGGGCCCCCTGAGACTTGAACTCAGAACCGAACGATTATGCTTACCACTACAACTTTCGTTGCCCCTTTCGGGTTTGTGGTCTGGACTATACCTTCCCTTTCGGGTCTGCCGTCTAGTCTCTACACCTTCCTGATTTCTCAGGCTTGGCTCGGTATTCCCATTTTACAGGGTTCACCGAATTTGACAGATTCTACTAATAGCTTCCACATAATTATATGAAAACAATTAGCAACCCTATAGAAGTCAACCATGCAAGATTTAACTTGTTTAGGTTGACTTACTCGTTAAGTCGTTTGCTCTAACCAGTTGAGCTAGAGGCCCTTACAACCACATTATAATCAATCCAAACTTGAAATCAAGCGAAGATTGACTTTCTTATTGACTTTCTTCTTTAATCATTCTTTTGGCTTGTTCGATAATCCTATTGCAATTAACGCAATATGGATCACATTTTTCAATTTCTTCCATCATTTTATTCATGCTGAAGTGAGTGAGATAAGAAACCACATATTCTCGTTCGGACTGATCTTTGCGTATGAACTCGATGCATTCTGGTCTTCCTTCTCCAGAAAATCCACATCTTTTACATTTTAATTTCTGTTTATAATTTGACAAGTGTCGAGCCAGATTCAATCTCTTGTTTTTATTTTTTTCATAATAGTCATTTTTGTTATCATTATAATGTTCTTTTGAAATAATTCTTTGACATGGTTTGCAAATTGTATTTTTCAATATGCTTCCATCTTTTCTTGTTTTCTTTTTAGCAAATTCCTCTTCATTTTTATCAATTTTGCAAGCTCTACATGTTGCCATGAGTAAGACTCCTGTGACAGTTGGCACAAAGGACATCACACTTTTTAACTTCATCTAACAATCTACCTTGTCCTAAATCTTTTCTTTCAGCGACATTAAAAGATTTAGTTTTTTCGTTTCTATGATGGAAATCTAGAGCGGCCCAATGCTCTTTATATCCACATATTTTGCAACCTTTTTCAAGTTTAATTTCCCTCAGCATCAAAGTTGTTCTCTGCCTGTAATTTAATTCAGGCATGTCACTATCCCTACATTTTGATCTGTCGGCAAAATCAATCCATTTATCTAGTTCTTGGATGGAATCCTCTTGATCTGGTATTGAATTGGCTCCTTTTTTCTTTTTTGGGCCAATTGAATTTAATTTTTTACGCCACCATTTGTTTGCAGCTAGGTATGAGTCTTCTTTTGTATTGGGAGAATTAAGTTCACTGCATGAAATCCTGTAGCGAACACCGTTATGCATTTTGACCCATCTATTCTTTGTCCCTCCCTCCCATGACATCAAGTATTGAGAACCCATCGAATTAACCCTCTGGAAAAATTCAACTTAGTTGAAGTAATGGCGACTGACATCGCCGATCAACTTTAACATTCTTTTTTTTCAAAACAAGCTTGAGATTTACATTTTACAATTTTTGGAAGAAGCTTTTCTGATTCCTTTACGAAAGCAACTTTTTTCTATAAGATTTAATTATAGAGAAGGCTGGACGAGAGAACTCATCTCGTTGTGGTGGTTGGGGTGGTTGCAGGCCCAACACGATGATTAACCGTTGAAGGTTTAACTCCAAGCCAGAGGTTGTCATACCGACAGAATCAGGACAGGAAGCGGTCCCGATGCTGCCACAACAGCCTTCTCAAAAATTAAGATTGCCTCCCTCTATTATCTATCGAGGGAGGCAATCATGAAGTTTTATGTTTACTCAAAATACCAATTAGAATCTAAGGTTCACGAATCAAAATGGGCATGCACTCCTCTTTTGCATGAACACATAGGAAAAAAGCCATTACTAAACAATTCTTTTCATCCAATAGGTGATTTTTCTTTATTAAAGCAAGAAAATTCTGATGAAGCTGATTACTTCATTGTTCCTTATTTAATAAGGCACACACATCACTTCATGAATGATTCGACTTTGAATGATCATTTACATGATAGCCTTCCTTACTTTTCTAAAAGTCCTGAGAAGCATATTTTCTTTATAGGATCTGATGATAACAGACCAATTAAATGTCTTGAAAATTCTATAAAGTTTTCATTTTCAGTTAGCAAGAGCAGTGAAGACAAGTGTCTTTACTATCAGCCTGTTGTTTCTGTTCCAGAAAAGATATCTCCAATTATAATGGCCAACTATGACATTTCGTTCCAAGGATATCTTTGCAATGACCTGAGAAGAAAAGCCGCCAAACAATTAATTTCATGTGATTTGAAAACAGTTGTTATCAACACAAGATATTGGTTTGAAAAGTTTATGCAGAATGATACGAAGGAAATTGAAAGAAATTATTGTGGTTTAATGCAGATGTCTAAGTTTGTATTATGCCCAAGGGGATTTGGTCTTTCATCTGTGAGATTTTTTGAAACACTTGCTTTTGGAAGGATACCAGTATTGATTTCTGATGATACTAAACTTCCTCTTGAGGGGGAAATTGATTATGACAAATTTATAATTCGTGTTCAGGAAAATGATCTTGAGAGCATTGAAAGCAGAATAATTGATTTCAAGAAAAACAATGATTTAATGGAAATTTCAAAAACTTCTAGAGAAACATGGGAAAAATGGTTTTGCCCTGAAAAAATAGAAGATTTCATTGTAAATAGTTTATGTTAATCAACTTTAAGAATTGGCTTGAGTCTGAAGAAGAATCTTCACCAAGTAATATACTAATGCCTTCAAGTAATATAATCACACTTGGATCAAAAAGAGATCCAAAAGTAAGTGGTTTTTGTTTGCACAATCCACAGATCAATAAATTTGCACAAGAAAACTCTACACAGATGTTCATGGTATTGGCATTTGTTCTTTATACAATCCAAAAAGAGTGGCAAATTGTTAGGCAGACATTCCCTGATTTCTTAAAGTGGGTTTTTGAAGAAGCAATTCCAAAAGATAATTGGGATTACAGGGGACAAAGTTTTTCTAAATATGCACATATACTTGGCATGCATAAGATTCATTCTCCCAATGAAGCAGCGCATATGAGGAAGTTATGGGAGCAGAAAAACACAATATACAGCACAGTCATGAGTTTGTTAAGTGGAAAAGTATCAACAAGTCTGACTGATTCATCAGAATTTGAAATATTCAAATATCTTGTGCAAAATGTTTCTGGTCTTGGGGCTGTAAAAGCTGCTTTTGCCTCACAATTAATTATTGGCAAATTTGGCTGTATAGATTCAGTCAACACAAGAGCATATTTCGACATGATTAAAAAAGATATTAAGAAGAAAGATAAAAAATCTGGCTTTAAGCTGGTAGACAGGAAAGACAAAGACGGGAAATTAATTAGAGTAAAGGGTAAAAAGGTTCAAGATATCGAAACCAAAGACAGTGTAGTAGGCCTAAAAGGCTACGTTGAGTTCCTTGATTCTCTACAGCAATTGTATGGAGATGATATTTCCAAGATTCTGTGGGATGACTGGTGTCAGATTGTTGGAGAGAAAATTGTCAAGGCTGGAAGCGATCATGACATAACATTAAAGGTTAACAATCAGGAATTTACAATTAATCCATATGTTCCCAAGAGCAACCTTAGAACTTTGTTGAACAAAGAAAAAGAACACTTAGGTCTTGTTGATCCTACTGCAATAGGGACAGGAGTGAGTCTCGGTCACCTATCAGCCATTACGCAATCTGGAGACTGGAGAACGCCTCAGATCAAGGCTATGGAAAACTTTGACTCAAATGGTGTTGTCAATTTAATTGAAAGAATCAAGGAAGAAATTATTCTTGCAATTGAAGAAGCTTGACACTACTCTGACATTCAGAAATCCGTCCTCCGTTGACAGACTAAGGGAATAGAAATGCCAAAGGAAGGCTATATTCGTGAAGATGGAATGGTTTATTGGCGTTACTGTAAGAGAAGAGGGGAAATTTGGGTAAAGCCAGAAGTTTACCAAGCTTACCACACTAGAAGAAAAAATTATCATACTATGTGTCGTCAAGATTACCATCGAAGACAAGAAATGTTGTCTCCGATGGATAGAAATTATTTTGGCAAGTATGACTTTGCGACTAATCTTTATTTTGTTGATGTTTCATCTACTGGCAAAGAAGTTTGGTTTACGAAGCAGCAATTTGATAAAATGGTTGAAATGAAGAGGGGTTATCGTCGAAAATATAAAAAGAAAATGCAAAATCTTCCTAAAAAAACTTTAAGGTTTGGAGATCAAAATCCTGATAATCCAAATGAATATGTGACTCATTTTCTAGGAAATCTTCCTCGTTTTGGCACTAAAGAACAATTAGAAAAAAGAATTAAGTCTTCTGCCATAGCAAGTAGAAAAAGCAAGATGAAAATGAAAAAAATTAGAAATAATGTTCTTTCAAGTATCAAAGTAAGAATTCGTCGTGGAACTGTTGATACTGCAACAGGATTAGTTTTCTGGGTTTATAATCAAGTTGGAATACCAAAGTGGATTACTGCTGATGATTATAAATCCAGAAAAGAAAAAGAATCAAATAGAAAAAAACTAAGAAAGCAAAAATCTAAAGTTAATTGATTTCTTACCTGTTGGTATTCCAATCACCTATTGTGGGTGGAAGACCTGCCCATTTTTTGGCTTGTGGCCATGTTTCTGGTTTGAAATCCTTTGGGTAAAAGCTCATAGGCTTTTTAGTATCTTTAGATGGTTCAACATTAATTACAGGTTCTGGTTTATAAGGAGGCACATAATAAGAAATAAATTCACTGAACATGTATGCTTTACTACCAAAAACAACAATGGTTTTTAATGGATCACGAATTTTACCATCTTGTTCTAATTTTTTACATGCTGCCGCAGCAACTGAGATGGTAGGGTGTTTAGAGGTAGAATAAATTGCTATCAAATCAATTTGATTGAATATTCTTTTGAATGAATCCCCTATAGCTTCTAAATTTACACGTTCAGGCCAATTTGTCTGATCCTCTCCATATAAAAATCTTTTAATATTATCATTTGGAAGCCTTCTTTTTAATTTATCAAAATTAATCCTATAACCTATCCTGCCAACAGCAGCAACCACATCAGGACGTGTTTGGAAAATTTCATCATAAGCTTTCCGAAGCTTTAGCCCTATTATTGCGTCTTCTCTGGTTTTTGTATTAATTAAATTATCATGAGAACCTTCAGTTTTTCCAAAATAAGCTGTATCTGTAGATTCTAGATAAATAAATGGATCATGGGTTTCTGTAAGATCTCCATCTATGATCGAAGCGGCTGAAATCATAACATCGTCATCTGGTTTCATGAATATTTCTAAACCATTTTTTACATCAGGGAAATAATCATCAGCTTCTCTTAAATTAAACCATTTATAAAAAGATAAATTATTCATATTTCCCCTTAAATTAATTCAAGAACCTTTGGTTCTTTGCCAATATAAGTTTCGTAGCATCTTATTGCCTTGCTTCCATTAAGAGTGAATGTATCGCCATGTCTTAATGGTTTATGCCAATATGGAATGAGAACTTCAGTATTTTTTAATCCCAAAATAATATTCTCCATGCTGTTTGGCAATGTTTGACTTGCCAAAGCAACAGGATCAATAGTATTGACACGAAATGTATATTGGGGATAATCCTGCATGTTGTTAATCATTAATTTTATCTATAATTTTGACTTCATGTTTCAGTCAAATAATACCAAGTTTTAATGATTAAAAGAACTGTTGTCGCCATGAAAATCAAGATTAAGGCTAAGACTTGGAATTCAGTCATGGTTCAATCCTCCATCAATTAGACTTTAATCATTTTTTCGTAAATTTACAATCTGTCATTGCAAATTCAATTTGAAAGAAATAATATGACCTAACCAAAGGAGGTGGACCTATGAGTTTTGAAGAGATTAAAGAACAGCTTATCAATGAGAACCCAGAGGCTCTTTTAGCTGATGGTTTCGATGATGCTTTGATTGGTGTGGCTAGAAGATGCAGCCAACCATCATTGGCTGTTTACGACAGAACTAAATGTATTGAAATTTTATCGAAAGATATGAGCCATGAAGAAGCAGAAGAATATTTTGAATTTAATGTGACAGGATCATGGATGGGTCCAAATACTCCCATATTCATGCATTCACCTTTCTAAAAAAAAGAGGGCTAGCCAATCTGAGGCTAGCCCTCTTTTTTTACTTTTGACGAATTTTTTTGCGGATATGATTTATGTCTGCTTTAGTTAGTTTATTCATAAATTTATCTTTATGTTTCTCAGCAATTCTGCTATAAATTAGCATATCGAAACAAAAATAAGTTAATGAAAAGCAAATCAGAGAAAGTATCATGAACATAAACCTCCTTGTTTATGGTGACATCTATATTTATTAATCTCATGTTAATTTATGATAAAATTAGATAGAGAAATATAATTCAGTTTGAAGGAAAATGCACTTTACGAAATGAACAAACCACGGTATCTTCCATTTAGTGGTGATTTTTTTTAAGTAAAGGGCATGAAAAATGTTGGCAATGATTCTTCTTGTTGTGAGCGGTCAAAATGGTTTGGATGCCATGTATCAGGCTGTGAGATGTCGTTCGTCGAATTGTTCGCCATCTCAAACCAGTTATTTCAACACACCTGAAAGCATTACCCAAATGAGGCTTAACGCAACAAGTTTAGCTAGGAATCTTAGCAGCAACTCAGACATGCTAATGCCAGCAGTTGTTTCTGGAGATACCACTCACAGGGTTGCTGCTGCTTTTGCGGCAGGTATGACACACAAGTCAGACGAAGTTCTTTTTACACTTTTGGAAGACAATGATCCACTTGTTTCACAAGCTGCTCGTGAAGCTTTAACACACATTGCTGTTGTAAAGCTGAATAGGCGTGTTGATTTTGGACCTTACCCAAATTCAGACCCTGCCCATAAATCTGATTCGGCAAACTTGTGGAGGATTTTCTACTCCAGAAATCGTGTCCCCAATTCTCAATCTTCTCCTAATGAAGATGAAGATCAAAACTCAGCTAGTCGTCGTGGAACATCAAAGAAAACAGTTGAAGTAAAAGCCACATTGCCAACTAGAAGGATCACGGTTGAAAGTATTGATGATACAACGATACCCGGATTCAAAATCAAAAGAATCGAAACTAGAACAGTGCCAGATGACACTAACTGATAATCAGTAAAACATTAGGGCTATTGCCATGAAGCCAAGAACTGTTTTTCTCTATCCGGGATACATCACTAAAGGATTGAAAGGTCGAATGTTCTGGCATCCAAAAATGCCAGAACATGACATGGAATTAAATGATTGGAAAACTGATAAAGCAGTTGAAATTTCAAGCTGTATTCATGATCCTTGGCCTTTCATTGAAGGAGGAAAAGATTGTTTGATGGAAATTGGCACTCAACAATGATATATAATGCATGAGCAATTTCAGGTTGATTACTTTGGCCCTGATCACTCTGCTCTTCGCAGTAGAGGGAATTGTTTTATACAAAAAAAATGTATTGCAAAAAATTGCTGGAAAAATAATTAAAAACAAAGCTGAAAACTACGCCAAAGAAAAAATAGAAAAGATTGCTGAAAAAATTATCGATAAGTATTTACCTAAAAAAGTTTCAGATCTGCAAATCAGTGATGTAGCTCAAAATTATAAAAATCAAAGCGATATAATCAATCAACTTAAAAAGTGGAATAAAGAAGCTCCTGACTTTACTGATTTTGTTTCATATGGCAAAACAGCAAATGGCACAGAATGTAATTATTTCAGGATGGGTACAAAAGACAAACCAAAAGTTCTTATTCAGGCTGGTTTACATGGCGATGAAGAATATGCCATACTCGCCACAATGCATTTGATGGAAAAGATATTAAATGGATACGGCAAAAATGATGATATGACATGGGTTCTTGATAATCGTGATATTTACTTTATTCCTGTTATTTCTCCAGATACATATCTAAAATCTGATAAAATTGAAGGGTTCAATCCTTCAACAAGTTTTCCATATTCTCAAAGACCTAACAACCCTTCTCCTTCGCCAATTAAGCTTGCAATGTGTTTGATGAATCACATGAAATTCAAATCTGTAATCAATATGCATACGTTTGGCGAATCGATTTATGCTCCTGAGATTTGCCAAAAGGAAGATGGCAATAAAATCAACGATCTTATAAACAAAATGGTTGGAATGAATGGATATAAAACTGAAAGACTTGAAAACGCACATGGATCAGGGACAGACACAGATTGGTTTTACTCAGCTGGATCTTGTAGTATCAAAATGATGTGGGGCAAAAAAAGCCGCCAATTTGTTGAATACGCAGAAGTAGGACCATCTGTAGAAAAAAGCTTATCTGCAATTCTTTTGTTCATAAAAGAATCAACAGATTTAGAATTAAACCCAACTCCTCTTCGCACAGTTTATTATCAAGAAGTAGAATAATTATTTCAAATTCTTAAGCTTATAAATAAGATGATAAACTTCGGTAGAAATTTCATCTAATTGATTATGGATAAATGTGTCTTTCTTATCAATCATATCATGAGAGCCTTCTACAAATTTAGCGAATGATTCAAAATAAGATATTACATCCTGATTAGTTGGTACAGAATTCATTTTGAATGAAAGAAGTCCATATTTCCCAGAATATGTTTCAAACATCGTATCAGCCAAATCAACAATTGATTCATAAAAGCCACCAAGTGCTTTGTGCTGGCTATAAGACTTTGATTGCAAATGTGCATAATGAGCAAAATCACGAGATTCAAAAATTTTACTGAAAAGAATTGATATTGATTTTTCACCCGATGATGCTGCTTCGTTATATCCAATAGGTGGCATCAGGTTGTTATTGCTCATTTTCGTTGCCTTTTTTATAGTTTTCACAATACAATATATGTATCTGTCAACAAAAATATTTTGGTCAAATTATGAAAGCAAATCAAGCATATTGGCGCAGTCAACAGCCTCATCCCCTTAATCCTAACACGCATGATGCAAAAATATATAAAGAATATATGTTAGATGGATCTACATTGCTTCTTGGATGCACAAGAAAGCTGGTTTGCATATCAGATTATCAGATGGATTTAGATCCTTGGCTCAAAGGTCCAAATGTCATAAAAGGTGATTGGATAGATAACAATCAAGATTTTGTCAATATTATCGGCGATGGAGTTATGAATCTCACCAAAGATTTAGCAAATGGTCTTTTGAAAATGGCAAAAAAACATTCTAAAAACTTAGTCGTCAGAAGTTTCAAAAGAAAAGAATCTTGGATGAGAGTTGCAGATTATTTTCCCGAAGCTAAAGATTTTAAGATAACTCCATATATCTCAAGACAACTAATTGATTATAATTTTTATGTTTGGAGATTCTAATGCAGAATCCTAATGTTGATGTTAAGAATATAATAGACAAATTTGAAAAAAGTCAATGGATTTATAGTCCAAATTTAGATTCAATTAAGCATTTGCCTATTATCACAAGAGAAGAATTAAGAAATATGCCAATGGAAAAAGGCATGTTTGCCTGTAGCACTTCAGGTTCAACGGGCGAATCTCTTAAAGTACAAAAAAGTTATGCAGATTATGTTTGGTATATGGCTACGAATGTAAGGGAAATGATCTGGAGGAAATGGGATTTCACAAAAAATATTGCTGTTATAAGGCCAGATTCAAAACTAAGAGACCTGAGTGGGTGGGGCATTCCACAAAATATTGCTCCAATACAAGGGAACACATACCAAATTAATTTTGCGCCTATTTCTCAAATCCAATCTTGGCTTGAGGAAAAGAATCCTCACTACATTCACAGCAGACCATCTATTCTTGCTGAACTAGATTTGACTAAAATACCAAACCTTATTGATGTTAAAAGTACAGGCGAACTCGGTGGAACCATGTTTAGCAGTGAAGAATGTGGGACTATTTCAATTCAATGCCCTGACAATCCTTCTGTCCATCATGTGATGGAAAATCAAATTGTTGAAGTGGATGAATCTGGAAACATGATCATCACAACCATGACAAATAAATATGTAAAAAGATATAAAAACGGAGATTGCATTGAACTTGGAGAATGTAGTTGCGGCAGAAAATTACAAACAATTAAAAAAATAAATGGTCGTGTAAGGAATATGTTCGTTCTACCAAATGGCGACAAGAAGTGGCCATTGATAGGAAGCAAAGTCTATTATGAACAATTTGGTATCAAAAAGTATAAAGTAATTCAAAAATCAATCGAAGAATTAGAGCTTCATATTATTGCGGAAAATCTTGGAGAAAGAGAAAAAGAACTTCAAGCCGTTGTTAAAAAATGGCTTGAAGCAGAAGTTAATGTGACAATTAAATATGTAGAATCATTCCCAAATTACAAGCATGAAGAATTCATCAGCTTAGTCAACTATCTCTAAAATTTTTGGTAATTTACCAATATATTGCTGACTGCACTTAATTGCTTTTTGCCCATACAAAGTAAATGTATCACCATGCTTCAAAGGCTTATCGACATAAGGAACATAAACAGTTTGATTTTCAAGATTAAGAATAATATGTTCTAGACTGTCTGGAAGATTTTGACTGACTATAGATGTGTAATCTATAACATTGACTCTAAATGTAATTGTTGGATTTATATAAGTTAGTCCTTTTGAGCCTTCATCAGCAGCGACATCTAAAAATGCTTGAGCAATAATTTGACGCTCAGAAGATCCCATGTATTCGGGATCTTGCTTGGAAATTACTATAAAATAAATTTCATCAATTCCAGTTAAATTTTGCAAACAATGATCGTCAAACTCATTGCCAGTATCATAAAGATGAACAATTCCACTTCCGTTTCCGGGCACAAAAATAAAATGATTAATTGAAGGATCGCCAGAGTCATAAACTTGCTTATTAAAGCATGTAAATTGGCGACCTTTACTTGTCAAGGTGAACACATTAACTTCATAACTACCACTGTCATCAGCACCAATATCCCCTGTGATTGAAAATTCTTCAATATCAATACCAGTTGCTACCATTACAAACATGTCTGGATACATATTTGTAAAATATTGACTTCCAGCACCAAAATATGAACTGCCATCGGCAATTATTCCATCCATGGGGGGATTGGTGTAATCTCCGTTTCCTTCTGAGCCAGAAACACTGTGAGTGTAGGGAATAGAATTAGCACGGGCAGTATCATTGTCAGAACCATCATTATCTACATTAACATAAAGCTGAGTTAGATTTGTATTCAGGCAATTTCCACCATCATACATATCGTCTCCACCATCCTCAATGTTGGTGTTGACTCCCTCATCATCTGGTTCATCACTAAAATAATATGGATTGATAATGTTTTCGGTAATTGTTTCATATCCAAGATTTAATTTTGTCAAAACTGCTTCAATACCCATAATGTTCCTTTTTCAATGTGATTTACAAATTCACTGTCTCAATATTTTTTGCAAGCATGAATAATTTATGATATTAGTCAACTATCTCTAATATTTTTGGCAATTTGCCAATATATTGCTGATAACATTTAATTGCTTTTTGTCCATACAAAGTAAATGTATCGCCATGCTTCAAAGGTTTATCAACATAAGAAACATAAACAGTTTGATTTTCAAGATTAAGAATAATATGTTCTAGACTGTCTGGAATATTTTGACTGAATATAGATGTGTAATCTATAACATTAACTCTAAATGTGTAAACTGGCAATGGATAATTTATAGTAATTTCATCCGTTATGGCTTGAATATTACTTCCACCTAAGGAAAAAAAGTTCCATTTTTTGTCTGAAGCAATTTGTAATGGAGAAGATCTGTCATTAGTGGTTACATCTCCTAATACGCCAGCATAATTATTACCCCATCCCCATAAAGTACCATTGGATTTCAATGCGACAACATTGCCAATTCCAGCATAGGCACTTGCCCAATTAGAATCAGTTCCGACTTGAACTGGAGATGATATTGTTGCCGTATAGCCATTTCCTAATGCTCCAGAGTCTCCTTCTCCCCACGCCCATAGAGTTCCATTTGTTTTTAATGCTACTACATTGGAGGCAGTAGAAGAAACACTTGACCAATCACTTGAGCTTCCTACTTGAGCAGGCGAAGACAAATCAATCGTGTCGTTATTTCCTAAAACACCAAAACTACCATTTCCCCAAGACCAAAGAGTTCCATTGTTTTTAATTGCAAATGAAGATGAAGAAGAATTAGAGACTTGTTTCCAATCACTATCTGTTGTTATTTGAACTGGTGAGGAGTAATCAAGTATGTCGTTTTGTCCCAATTCTCCATCACTTCCTTCTCCCCATCCCCAGAGTGTTCCATCTGTTTTTATTGCCAAAGTGTGTGCAAGTGCTTTTGAAATTTGCTCCCAATTATTATCAGATCCCACTTGAACTGGAGAAGATCTTGAATTTTCATCATTTAGTCCAAGAATTCCAAAAAAATTGCTACCCCATGTCCACAATGTACCATCTGATCGAATAGCAGAATTACTAAAAACCCCTGCTGAAACTTCTTTCCATAAAAGATTACCTATCTGAACTGGAGATGACTGTGCGTTAGTAGTGCCATTTCCGATTGATCCATTGCTACCTTCACCCCATGCCCATAGAGTTCCATCTTTTTTAATGGCAAGAGAATGAGTGCCACTGGTAGAAACTTTTTCCCAAACGCTTCCAGATATTATGTTTTGTACTGGAGAAGATCTATCAATTGTGTCGTTATCTCCTAATACACCGTAACCGTTACTTCCCCACGCCCAAAGTTCATTGCCTGCCATAACACTACTTTCCACAAAGTGTAAATTTATGTAATTATTATTTACCCCACAAAAACTACCAAAATTAAAACATAATATTTATGTTTTTGACTTAAAACTTAAAAATTTTTAAGTCGAAATAAGTAGTTAATACTTAAAAGAAGATAATGTTAATTCACTTTATTTTCTTGAAAACAGAATATGGATAATTTTCATTGGATTTCATATTGTCTTTTTCAAATTTGGCGAATTTTCCACTATCATTTTTTAATGATAATGGTTCAAAAGAATCAGCAACACTTGTATCTGTCATCTTGAAATTTGAATTATAAATTACAAAATAACCATCTTTGTTGAGCTTATTGGACAATTCAACAACAGATTCCTCAAATTTAGAGAAAGGATAAATTTCACTACAATCTTTTCTGTTTTGCAATTGCGGATATCGACAGAAAACAGACAAAGCAAAAATAAAATCAAATGTACCATGGCCTTCAGCCGTTGTATCATAAGATATTTTATCACTATTTTTCATATAGTTGGCTATTTTTATAAACCTTTCATTAATATCAATTCCAACAATTTCTGATTCAGGAAAATAATTTACTAGAGTCTTGCATTCTAGTCCAATTGAACATCCGAAAGACATAATTCGGATATTCCCTGTTTTTAATTTTGAACAGTAATCGAAAAGATCAGGATAACGATTCTTTCTTGTTATACCGCTATATTGATGTAATTTATTTTTATCCATAATACTCCTTAAAAAAGTCTTGAATTGCAAACTGTGATAGCTGGTACAAATAAATTTTTTAATTTATGCTTTAACATTAAATGTATATCAAAAATCATCTATGTATTTATAAAATTTTTACCAAATTTAATTTGACAACATCATTGATTGGTAATATTTTATCTATATGGTTATTTATTTTTAATCAGAGGCAGTTATGAATAATTCTGATTGTGTTCATGAAAAAATTAAATTCTTTCACCATGCCAGCTTCGATGATATCAATCAGCGTAATAAAATCATGGAAAGAATTCCAGAATACAAAGAATTTCAGAAAAGTCTAAGCAAAGTCCAAAAAATTAAAACCGATAAAATAAACCCAGAAATGCTTCCTTGCTACCAATCTGCTCTCCTCAATTTCCAACAAGAACAACATCTCTTCAAAAAGCTTAATTTTTTGAAATATCGTGCAAAAAATTTATTTTCCAATGTCAATTGCAAACATTTAGAAGCAAAACATAAACTTGCCAATCACTTATACCGAAAAGCTCTTGCTGTCAGGAACCAAATCGCTGAATGCAATTTCCGACTAGCAACTCAAATCATGAAACATAAAAATGTAATGCAAGATGGAAACAGCACTGAACAAATGTTAAGCGATGCTTATTTCGATGTTTTGAAGGCTGTTGACTATTTCAACTGGACACTTGGACATAGATTCAGCACATATGCAACTTGGGTCGTGAAGAAGAATTTCTTCAGAGACGCTAAGACCAAGATGAATCAATCTGAAAAAGTTTCATTTCTTGATGATTCTCGTGCAGAAATGATCGAAGATAGAGGCACTGGAGAGGCTGATGAAAAGGACCATGAATCAAGACAATGTCTGATTAAGAGACTGATTGGAATGCTCGTCCGTGAGAATATAGGCACTGATCGAGTAAGGCAAGCATATGTACTCGAAAAATATTTCGGCGTAAATGGACGTGACAAAATGACACTCGAACAAATCAGTGATGAGGTGGGAGTGACGAAAGAAAGAGTCCGACAACTCAAGGAAAAAGGGTTGGAATGGATCAGGGAAAAAGTCGAAGAATTAGGACTTTCCATTGATGATTAGATTTTTGCTTTACATTCAATAAAAAGACGAGTATACTCACTTTGCTGACGCAAACGATGTGGTCCTGACTCACAATGTGTGGTAAGTCAGGTCAACCTTCACAAAGTATGTGCCAGCAAAGGGTTAGATAACATGTCAACTAAGCGTGCTGTTTCTTCGCAACAGATTTCCTCTACTGTTGCCTCTGTGGGTGTCAAGAAAACTGGTTTGGCTGGTCTTGCCAAAATTGCCAGTAAGTCATCGTCGCCAAACAACAAGCCCCAGAAATGGGAAATGCCTTTGACTCCTGAGTCTCAATTGCAGGCTCAAAGATGGATTGCTGCCAAGACTGTCCTCGAACCAGTGATGGCTCGTGTCGAGAACAGCAAGGATGAATTCGTCCAATATGCTATGAGCGTCATGGCCCAGAAGCTGTTTGATAACAAGAGCAAACCTTCAAACCCCCTTGTTGTCCTCCGCAAAGAGGATGGGAGCATCGATAGCACTTTTCAGTTCTTGATGACAGACAAGTTCAAGGTGAAGCTACCAGAAGCTCCAGTTGATGAAGATGCAGCAGAATTTTACGCTACCATATTTTCTGATTTAGGTTTGCATCCTCATGACGCAAACAATTTGGTTGAAAGCGAACTCGATCTTTCGCCAAGCATCGAATTCCGCAGTCCCAAGGAATTGACTTCGGGCCGTTACGGTGAAAACAGGGAGTGGATTGAGTCCACTCCAGCAGAAAAGTTAGCAGGTGAAAAAATGACTGCACTTGTCCTTTGGAACGGACAAGGGAAGGCTCCTGCTGCTCTAACGGACGAAGAGAAGGCCTTGGTGGTTGTGAGTTCAGCTTCTGTGAAAATCAAGGCTGGATTCTATGATCGTCTATCCACCTATTGCCGTTCTGTGGAGCAGGTTGTGGCCGTTTTAGGCTTGATTCAACCTGTAGTCTATCCAGCCTACGCAAAGTTCGCCACAAATGATTCTGTGACAGTACAGGCTCAGCGAAAAATCGCAGCGGCTGCGGAAATTTTGGGTGGATAATAAAACCTAAAGTTGTTAATATAAGGGGGAAGGCTCAATGCTTTCCCCCTTTTTTTAGGTGCAATGATAAAATGTTAGAATCTTTAATTGCTGCCACATCAATAAAAGAAAAAGTTGCTATTATTTGCGACTTTTATAAATCAAAAAGGCTCGACAACAATCTTGAGCCGATGTGGATTCATAGAGCTTATGAAATCGCACAACATTATCTTGATGATAAATTGCCAAAAGAAGAAATGGGCATTCTTCATGAAGTTATTCGTAGTCATTTAATGCCAGATGGAACTGAAGTTCTGTCCATGCCTAATGTGCCGAAAAGTCCAATTCGTATTATGCATCAAGGATGGAAGATTGGAACTCCGACATGGATATTCATGGGAAGAAAAGAACCTGATGCTGTGACTGATTTAGGAAACAAATGGGTTGCGGTAAAAAGAACAGTTCCTCCAGATCTTTACAAATCATTTGACCCCAAAATACCAGATACGATTTGGTTAGCTTATAACTTGGAAAAACAATTTGGTCTAGATTCAAAAAATTGTATTGGACCAGCTTTGTATCTCAATCAGTTAGTCGAGATCGTAGAAGAACAACCACGATGAGGGCATCATGGAAAACAACAGATGGAGTCAAGAAATGACTGAGATTTGCAACGATGATATTCTTGACTATTTCGATAAAGGCAAGTCTATACTTGTTTCTTATAAATTTTTATATGATGGTTTAGAAAAAATTCGTTTTGTAAGAATAAACGAAAAAAATCACTTTGTGAAAAAAGTCAAAAAAAATTAAAAACAGAATTTTAATTATTGTCCATTGATTTGTGCTGAAGAAAATTTAATCAGCATGATTCCTATGAACATCATGCTGATTCCGATTAAACCAATTTTATTGAATTTGATTCCAAATATTAATATTGGTAAAAAATAATAGACTAAAACCAAAGTGAAGTCATACATCATGCTAAAGGCATATATTTCCTTTTGCTCTGAAATTACTTTTGTGCCGCTAAACCAAAGATAGTTGCAAACACTTCCTACTAATATTCCAAGTGGGACATACCACCAGAAAGCATGTAATTCTTTCTTGTAACTGATAAAACATGATATAGCATTAAACAATGCTGCTACAAGAAGAATTAAATATTGCATTGTTTCTCAAATCAAGAATGATTTTTAGATCTACACTTCTTATTATATTATTTTTTCCTAAATTCGTAAAGATGCAGAATTAAATTTCTCTGAGCAAAAAACCTATAATTTGCCTGATACTTATTTTTTTCTTAAACTTTAATGGAGGAAAAATTATGAAACTTGATTTTTTGTCTAATCTTTTGACTAATGAAGATGTGAATGTGAGTTTCCTTTTGCCTTCTGGCAAGTATGTGAGTCCTCATTTTCATGTCACGGAAGTTGCCAAGGTGCAGAAGGCATTTACTGATTGTGGTGGCGTAAAAAGAAGCAAGGAATATGTAACTCTTCAGTTGTGGCATGGTGATGATTTCGATCATCGTTTAACGACAAATACTCTTTCCAAAATTATTGGTCATTTGGATGATAAATCCGCAATAAATTTAGAAGTTCTCGTTGAGTTGGAGGAAAGTACAATTGGACTATATGAAATTGAAGAAGCTATAGTTTATGGAGGCTTTAATTCCATGAAAAGTCAGGCTATTGTTTTCCAGTTGAAGAGGACTTCGACTAATTGTCTTGCCCCTGATAAGTGTGGTCTAAAGCCACAAAAATGTGGAACAAACTGCTGCTAAAGGAGGATTGAACTGATGTTTTGTGAATTACCTATTGTGCAACCTGAAACTTGTTTTGCGATTGAGGGTGAGTGCGTCAATCAAGACGACACAGCCCTAGTCAAGAAGCTTTACAAGCAAATAAAGAGGAAGAACCCAATAGTTGCGGTATGGATCAGAGAATGGTCTAAAAAGACAAAAGACAAGATGGGAGCGATGGCATGCGCTCTTATTGTTTATCGTCTTATTGAAAGTCAGTTTGAAGCAGATTTCATGAATGAGATGCTTTGATTTTTCTTGGTTAGAGATGCTAAATATATCATCTCTAACCAAGGATCATGATGGAACAAGATTGCCGTACCTTGGGCGAAAAAGTCAGTGATGCAGTTGCCAAGTTCGGAGGTTCTTGGAATTTCATTCTATCTGGTTTTTTTATAATCCTAATTTGGGTTATATCTAACAACATTTATTTATTCTACCACTGGGACGAATATCCATTTATTCTTCTCAACCTGTTTCTTTCCTTGATTGCAGCTTTTCAAGCGCCATTCATCATGATGGCTCAAAGAAGAGTTGAAGTAAAGCAGGACGCAATTTACAGGGCTCTATTCAGAGAAATCAAGGAACTGGTAGAAATAGACCTTAATCTCGAACACGAGGTTTTGGAAACAAATAAAAAACTAGAACAGGAAATTCAACTAATAAAACAAATTCTAGAGAAGCCTCAGGCCGAAGAGACATTATGAAATACAGGGCAACCTGCACAATTATATTTAACTTTGAATCTGATTTGCCTTATGAACAAGCTTTGGAACTAGCAAAACAACATCTAGACGATATTCCCACGAAAGAGGGAATCGATGACATCAGAACAATTCTCCAACTCGATAAGTTAAAATCAAAGGTTGAAAAAATAAAACTTGGAGAATTTACGCTTGATGAAGTAATGCCTTTCATAACAAATGATCCAGAAAGAAAAGAATACCAAGTCAAGAATACGATCTATCAAGTAAAAATGAATACAGACAGATATCATGTATTCAAAAATAACATGTTTTGTGTTTCATGTGGATTGGAAGGGAAAAAACTATTACTTGAATGTTATCCTGCTGATATGATCCCACATTTTAATCTTTATGGCGAAGAAGACAACAAACTTGTTCTTTTCACAAAAGACCACATCACAGCAAAAGCTTTTGGAGGAGAAGACACTCTCGATAACTTCCAGACCATGTGCAGCACTTGCAATACTTTGAAGGCTCACAGCAATCTCACAGTTGATTCAGTGGCTAAACTACGAAGAACATATGACGAGAATAGAAAAAAAATAGGTAAAAAGAAACTTCATGTTCTTATAGAAAATGAAAGATTGAAACTTGAACAGCCATGGCCTCATTTAATTTATAAAAATAATTCCAAACCAGCAAATGCAGTCCAATGCCTTTTTAACATGGTCATATTTGAAGATGGGGACGAAATGATTGCAGTTCCAGAAAAAGAATTACCAAAATCTATTGTTGCAAGAGGATGCATTGAAAAAGATACATATCTCGAAGAAATTCTAGAAATAAACAATAAGAGCGCATGTAAATTATCTGACTTGGTAGTGATTATCGCCAAAGAGTATCTTACAAAATGAAAAAACAAACACTAAATACTTTAGTTAAATTAAAGGAGTGCTATGGAACTAGAAGATTGGGAGAAAGAACTTAGAAATGAGTATGGGAGTCCTGAAGTTAAGGCTGAACCTACACCATCAGCCCAATCCACTCCAGTTCCTGTGCAAGAACCAAAAGTAGAAGAACCAAAAGTAGAAATCAAACCTGTAGATGACAAATCTAAAGATAGCGGCACATGGCTATTCCTTGTTCTTTTTTTAATTCTTGGAATTACAATAGTTTGGATCTATGATGACAAAACTGGTGGCAAAATAAAGTCTTCAATCATGTCCACGTTCCATAGCAAAGAAAATGTTCAGCCTGAAGAAAAAGAATTGATATCTGATGCTGAAGTTGGCAAATTAAAAAATGAATTAGAAAAATTTAGATCAGAAAATAAAACAGCTATTGATGCAATTCAAGCAAAATTAAATTCAAACTCATCAAAAATTGGGTTAATGGGTTTACTTATAAACGAAAATTTCACTATGATCATGAACGGCAAAGATGCAAGTGATTTCATTTTCTTTAATCGTGATTGGACATTGGACAGAATGCCAAAATACATCGAAATGACAGAAGATGATAAAGAATATCTTAAAAAATTTATAAGAAAAAATCAGTAAGATCTGTAGACTTCGGTTCCAGTATAACCATTTGATGTAGACAAATCCATGATTGCATTAGCAATGTAATCTGCCGTAATAAGTGCTAATTCCTTATCATGTCTTAAATCATAAACAACCTCAACCTGCATTGAACTAACATTTGGATCATAATCCCATTTACGAAAATACTGATTGAGGTTGTTTCTAGACCAACCACTCATTTGCCCACCAGCTTTACCTTCGTAAGAAGTTATTCCTGATTGATTCATAAAATGCAAGAAAAGATTTTTCTGCCACACATCACATGAATAACTATTTGGCTTACCAGATCCATATCCAACTACAACATCAAGATAAGGATCTTTTGATATTATCCTATGTCTATTTCCCATGCCGTGAATATAAAAAACATATGCTATTTGATTAGTTTTGAGAATTTTGTTTTTGAATCTAATGATTGGATCTAAAAACTCTTCACGAACAACATCTTCTTGACAATGATAGATGTTGTTGCAATCTGCAATATCTTTGAAGATATCTACAGTTTCTCCTCTTTCCCATCCTCTGTTAATCACTGCATAAGAGCCAATAGTGGAAGCAATGGCTTCAACCATCACATCAGTATTTTCATCGTCTCCCTTATAGCCATGAGGAGCGACTACGATAACTGGAATATTACCTTCGATAATACTGACTCTTTCCATAATTTAATTATAGTTCCTTTTGTATTGAAAAATATTTCCAAAATAATACATAACATTTGTGCTTGAAAAGGCAAGCACAAAAAACAAGGGTTTTGATGATTATAGACAATAAACTGGACTTATCCTCCAAAAAAACAGATGAAATTAAAAAATATCTTGAAGCCATTCTAGCCATAAAATATAAGTTTGGTATTCCATCAAAAGAAAACGGATTTCTTAAAGTAACTATAAGCCGCCTTCAAAGAAGGTCAGATTGCTTAAACCCATCAAATTAAGACAGGTCTAAGCAATCACAGACCTAATTTTTTACTCGACAATTCCGGGAACAGGTCCAACATTTTCCAAAATCCACTCTCTGCCCTTTACCTTGCAAAGCTTAACGAAAAGTAAAAATTCAAACAAGTTGTTATTTTGACTGAGATGATTCTTTCTATCTTTCGCCGACATGAAAGCTAACTTCTTGGCAAGTTCCAAAGCTTTCTTGTACTCATCTCTAGCCCTTTTTCTTTCCTCACGAGGACTGATCTTTTTCTTCTCGATTTTTATATCTTTCCATTCTGGAAACTTTCGGTCAATTGTTAATGTTGCCAATTCCTTAGAGTAATTGTGGAATCTCACGAGGTTATAGATATACATCTTCCTCCTTTCCACTTTAATCTCATTTGAAAAATTCAATTTATGACCACTGCTGATAGAAGCATTCTCTTCAGCAAGATAAGCTGGCTGACCTGAAAGAGTGTTTTGTAACTTCCCAACAATAAAATTGGCAAATTCTAAATCGTCAGGAACGTCATATAAGTCAAAAAAACCAAAACGACAGACAGCAGCATGATGCATTTCTGTCAGATATTCATGCCTTTCGGCATTATATCTCTTGCTTTCTGAATGGAAATGCCCCAAAAACCTTTTATTTTCAACAAGCTTCTCAATGACCCAAGAAGATGGATCTTTACCCATATCGCTGCACAAAAGGATGCACTTGTCACCTTCAACAGTAGGCTTGATGAAAGGGTACTTTTTGAGAATTATTCTGGCTACATGTGCAGTTTTAGCGGCATCGAAACGATGGATGTAAAACCAAACTTTCTTGACGTTCATTCCCAGTTCTCCGTCTGTGACTCTGATCTCCACATCTCTTATTCGCATCGAATCTCAGTTATTTCAGAAAACTCTTCAGATAAAAAATCAAACTTTTTTCAAGCATACTATTGGCTGTTTGGTATCACGATGTACAACAAATATGTCATTCTTGGAAACATAAGCAATATGCTTCTTCCTGCAAAGCTTAACCTTGCTGCATATTTCTTCTTGACTTGGACTTGCAATTTTCAAGACTGAATCCGTTGCAGAAATCTTATCAATCATCCATTCGTCCAATTCATTGTCATATGTGCTATCGACCACACATAGTCTAAGATCGACGTTTTTGCCTAATGGGTTTTTCATCTCATCGATTCCTTTCAAAAATTTGCTTTATCCTATAATAACTTATAGAATTTAAGGTAATTTGTAAACAGAGAATAAAAAAAAATTATGATATATTGTGATTTAGATGGTGTTCTTGTTGATTTAGCTGGAAAACTAAGTGATATATATGGATTTCATCTTAGCAACGGAGAAACATTCATAGACTACTTCAACAGTTATATCGACAAGCTCACAAGCAAAGAAAAAATTGAATTTTGGGCAAATCTACCTGAAACAAAAGACTGTCAAATCCTATGGGATTTTATCAAAGAATATAAACCTTATATCCTGACATCATGTTCAGAGTCAAAAGAAGCATGTGAAGGTAAAAATATATGGTGCCAGAATCATATTGGCGTTTCTGGAAATAGAATTATCTGTGTTGAGAAAAGCAAGTTGAAAAAATATTACGCTAGTTCAGGAAAAATACTAATAGACGATCTCCCCAGTAACATCCAAGAATGGCATGACTGGGGAGGAACTGGAATATTACACGTTGATGCTGAGAGAACAATCAATGAGCTTAGAAAGGCATTCTAATCAATCTACTGGCAAAATATTGTTGAAAGAACAAGCAATACTGTGAAGGTGTTTCACATATTTTCCTGTGTCGTAATAAGCTTCATTATTTATGAAGAAACAAAATCTTGGGAATGGATTCTTTCTTGATTGACCAACAAGTCTTGTTGTTGCGTTAAGCAAACCTATTCTTTGACCATGATCAGAATAAATTTGTGCAATTTCAAGAAGATGTTCGTTTCTTTCTGGGCAAAATGGCTCTGCCTGCATCAATAATGAAATAGCAGCCTCATCATCTTTGATTATTCTTTGGCACTCTGCCATGAAAACTAGAACCATGTAGGCCATTTCATCCATGTGCTTCGGCTTTTTAGTTTCTGAGTATTGATGAACAACATTCAAATATTGCTCAAAAAAGAATATAGCTCTTCTTGCACATTCATGTAAATGATTTGTTCCAAAAGGCCACTTTGTTCTTGGATCAAGAACTGCATCTCTATAGCTTTTGCCAATATAGAAAAGATGATATGTGTCATTAGACATCTTACTGTCAGACAAAAGATCCTTCTCTATCTCTAAAGCATCGGAATAAAACTTAGTGGGATTGAACCAAGTCCTGCCGTCACCCATGATTAAGTGTTTGAATTTTGGAGAAAGAGAAACCCTCTGGAATCCTTCGCCTATATTATCTTTGTCCATATAAATGGTTTCATGACGCTTATCATGCTTGAATTTCCAAGGAAGCTTAGAGTTCCATAGCCAACAGCGTTGATAACTGCATTGACCTTGCAGCGCAACTATATTGAAGCTTTCGATAGTTGTATCGTTGATTAGCTTCCAATCAAGTTCATCATCGACCTGCAAAATCTCATCAGCGTCGATTCTCAATATCCAATCACAGTTGTGTGAAGCTTGCAAAGCTGTTTGTAAAGCATGATCACGATTATATCCGGGATACTGCCAAGAAATTTCATAAAGAAATCCGGGTATGTTCTTATCCTGAAAGAAGTTACGAATTATTTCTTGTGTTCCGTCAGTGGAGCCATTGTCCTGAATAATCCAATAGTCAATATAATTATAACAAGATTCAAGCATCCTTTTGATTACATGGGCTTCATTGGCGACCATAGTATTCAAGCAGATTCTAGACCTTTTGGGTTCCATCTTAACCTCTTAAAGCGACAAATGATGATTACCGTTGTGATCCGTCTTCTGTCGAAGGAACATCTATTGCAGGTAATTCTGGGACTGACATACCTTTATTTTTCATTTCTCTGAAAATAAGGGTTGTGGCCAGATGCAAAAGATTAACGCTATCATAAGGCTTGAAGCTATTCAACTCAATTTTCATTCCCATTTCTTCTTTGCTGGACATTGGCATTAAGAGAATATAAGAATTGTTTGGTCTATTGCGAAATTCAGTCAAAAGTTGTTCTTTAGTTGCTAATTCGAGATCTTCAAGCAAATATTGAGATTGAATTAATTTAATGTGTCTCAGCATATAGATGCGATAAAACAAAAATATAAATGTAGCTAAAGTAAATCCTGCGATGAATATTGATAAGAGAAAGAGATAATCCATAAAATTCCTTACTTTCTATGCCAAAAAGATCCACAGCATGCCGCTCCATTTATCGGCTGTTTGTACAAATAAGCATAAGCTTTATTTTCTTGTACATCATTCCAAACTGTTTTGTCAATAGGCAAACGACTAAGAGTAAACTCTTCGATATTTATGGTTGATCTTTCAAACAAATTAATTTCTACGCCTTCTATTTTATCCAATCTTACAAGACAATCCTCATCAACTTCCCAAATTTCACCAAAAATAGATTTATCTGCCTTGATATTATTTTGTTCGGCAAGTTTTTTATTGAGAAGGGCGGGATATCCTCCTGTTGCATGCATGCTATATTCAGGCTTTGTTTTAGCAGTTCCCAAATAGATCTGTCCCTGCAAAGCATAATTTCTAGTAAACCCTATTTTTAGAGTTCCGTAAACAAAAAGCAATACGCTCATTCATCTTCCTTAATTCTTGTTGTCTCATCTTCATTAGTTCTTGTAATAGCAATAATGAAAGTGCAAATTACAAAAGCACTTAGCATAAAAAACACAAAAGAACCTAAATGAGATAGTGTGCTGTAAATCATTTTAAGAGTAATCCTTTATTTGTAAAGAAAAAGAATTAGCGAAGGAAACAAAGAAATTCAAGACAAGATCATCGCTTTGCACAGAACCTTGTAGATATCCTCTTTCAAAGAGGTAGGCCTTGCAACCAAAAAATCCATTCCAAAAATCATATGTTCCAAGCATATAATCGCTAGACAAGTATTTGCCATGTACATTTTCAATTTTCTGCTTCAAAGATTCTATCATTGCAGCCCTGTCATATAAATTGACTACAGACTGAGTCAAATCCTGCACATTAAAAGAACTTAATCCACAAATCAAATCAGATTCTCCGTCAACAGATGACGTATTTCTAGAATAAATTCCAGCTTTAGGCAAAATCTCAGGCTGAGTCCAAAGACATCTTTGATTTTTTTCTAAATTTTGAACCAAAGTGTAATCCACATTACAATCTGTCTTGAATTTATTCAAAACAGGAACATAACGAAAATTAAGTTCAGCAATCTTTGTGATTGCTTCTTCTGGCAAATCTTTGCCTATAATTAGAGCATCGAGTGATGCAGATTTGGTATTACGGACCCAATTGAGGCCAAACTTATTCCAACTGTTCTCATTGAAAAAAGTAGAAACAATATAACTCATTTAGCTCAACCCTCTTGGCATGTGAAGTCTCTCAAAACAAGAAAATTAGTTTTCATTTATTATGATAGTTACATTGACAGCCAAAAAGACAATATTTTAGCTGATATTCATCGAAACATCACACCCTCCGCCCTCCGCCCTCCGCCCTCCGTTTCATCAACGGAAGGCGGATTTCCAAAATAATGATAATCCTAATGAACCAAAAGGTCAATAGATCTTAAAAATTTAAGCTGCTAGGCTTTTTTGAAAAAGAGCAGTTTGACCCAAAACGACATCCTTGGTAACTACTACTGTTTCTCCACCATGATCTGTCAAATGGTACATGATGTCAATCATGAATTCTTCCATGACAGTCCTTAGTCCACGAGCTCCAGTTCCAACACTCAAGGCTTTCTTGGCAATTTCTCGTAAAGCTTCGTCAGTGAATGACAACTTTACATTATCTTGCCAACACATTTTCTGATATTGTTTCACGAGAGCATCTTTAGGATCGGTAAGAATCTTCATAAGGCTTTCTTCGTCAAGACCTTTCAAAGGTGTCACAACAGGAAGACGACCAACTAGTTCTGGGATCATTCCAAACTCGATAAGGTCATCCTGAGTGACATGCTGAAGAATCCATTCTTCATCAAGATTCGATGAAGCACTTCCGAACCCCATTTGATTTTTACCTATTCTACGCTTAATAATGTCTTCTAGGCCATTAAAAGCACCACCACAGATGAATAGTACGTTAGTAGTATCAACCTGAAGGAACTGCTGCTCTGGATGTTTACGGCCACCACCGGGAGGCACATTGCAAACAGTACCTTCAAGCATTTTCAGTAGAGCCTGTTGAACTCCTTCCCCTGATACATCACGAGTGATACTAACACTTTGGCTTGTCTTACCAATCTTATCGATCTCATCAAGGAAAATAATTCCAGTCTGAGCCAATTCAATGTTAAAATCAGCTTCCCTTACAATCTTAAGAATTAAATTCTCGACATCTTCTCCAACATACCCAGCTTCTGTAAGGGTTGTTGCATCGCCAATTGCGAATGGAACTTCAAGAATCTTTGCAAGAGTCCTAGCCAAAGAAGTCTTTCCTGATCCAGTTGGCCCTATCAACAGGATATTTGACTTTTCGATATTAACATCAGAGAATGGATTATCATCAGTGATGCAAAAATTCTGAGTCAATCTTTTATAATGATTAGTGACAGCAACTGCCAAACAACGCTTGGCCTTATCTTGGCCAATGATGCTCTTGTCAAGATGTTCAACAATTTGCTTTGGAGAAGGAATCATCTTTTTTGCACTCATGTTTGCAGCTTTGCTGTTCTTACTCACCATGGTTTGACAAATTTCGATGCACTCTGCACATATGTAAACCTTGCTCCCAGCAGGTCTACCATTCTGTTCACGGCTGATATTTGGACCTTCAACTAACATCCCTGCCTGAGAACTAGACATTCCACAGTAGTCACAGAAAGGACCCTTCTTTTTCGCCATGAATCAAACTCCTTAGTTTCAACTTGCCAAAATCATTATACAGTAATTCTTGATTAATTTAACAAGAAACAACTATTATATATTAATGGCTGGTCAGATAATGGAGGTCGTTTTCACACTTTCCTGACCCGGTATCTGTTTATGCAGAAGCAAAGATTAAGTGTTGTCCGCTATGCAACAGCCATCAAAATCAAAAAACCCCGTTCGTATGTGAACGGGGTGTGCTAAATCAAGTTTATTGTTTCAAATCGTAAAAACTAGTCAATCTTGCCAGAAAACTGATATTCACGGGTCATATCATTTTTCGTGAAAACGCCCTTCTTGCAAAGTTTCTGCAAACACTGATAAACCATGTTGCTCAAATTACCACTGTTAGTCTTATAGCCGGTTTCAAGAACGAGTTCAGCAATTTTCTCATACCTCATGAAATGAGGATGCTGCTGACCAATTGTTTCCAAAAGATTGGGCAGTTTCATTGACTTACCGCTGGAAACAGGAGAAGCAATACGAGTGCGACGAACCTTAACAGAGTTGTCACCACGAAAAATTACTGGGTCTTCATGACTGGTCGGAATATCTGTATCAATAGTATGCTCTTCTTCGAGCCTGACAAGCTCCTCGATACAGTTAATCTTCTTAGCAATCTTATCTTGCTGTGCCTTAAGTGCTACCAATTCGTTTGCCCAAGATGTCTTCACGTCTTTGCTCCTTAATATACTGGCGTGTTAGTAAATGAAAGCCAGTAAGTAATTAATATACGAATTTTTTTTTGTTGTAAAGCCATGTTGCAGAAAAAAAAGTAAAAATTGTAAAATTTCAGCAAACTTACTCGCTTAATATTGTGTCAGAGGACACATGGAAAGCAAAGAAAGGAAGTTAAATGCTGGTACTTAGTCGCAAGAAGGACGAACAGATCATTCTACAGGTCCCCGGTATGCAGGACATAGTCCTGACGGTTGTGAGGATCGATAACCGCAACAAGGTCAGGATCGGGATTGAAGCCAATAAGAGTGTGACAGTGCTGCGTAAGGAACTCGCAGCAAACGCCATGGAAATTGACCCCCGTGCCCCCAAAGGCCAGATCTCAGCAATAACTGATGATACTAAATAGAAAATTCAGTATTTTATATAAGATTTGTTGGCAACACCCAACTTTTTAAGAACTTGCAGGAATTCTTGATGTGAATATTCATTGTCAGCAACATATGCCAAAACAAGAATAATCATGTCTTCATCAAGCTTTGTATGCCATTTCAATTGCTCATGATTGAAATGGTTTTTTCTGACAAGCCATCCAGCCGAAAGCAACTGGTTGATATCACTTGAATCAAAAACTTGACTACAGATAGAACAAGAAATCAACCCATCTGAAAGTTGCTCTTGTAGTTCGTGACCGCAAAAAGGGCATAAATGAATCATTAATGTATTTATGCACGAAAAAATAAAACCGTCCCATATTTTGTATGGGACGGCTTTAATTTCATAAATCAAGCTGAATAATGACGTTTCAAAGTGCTAATCCAATCAGGGTTATTCACAAGAATGTTGTCATTAAATATTTTCACTACCAACTTCAAGGCATCAACATGAGCAGTGAAGTCATCTCCCTCACCATTATTCCTCACCAAATTGGCAAAGAAATCACGTCCCTCAATGATTTTTGACTCTCTCATCTTTCTAGGTCCACCCTTGGGACCACGCTTGTTTGAAGTTCGAGGTATTTCGCCAGCAATTTGCTGACTTGCTTCCCTAATTTCCCTCGTAGTCGTAACAGGATTAGTGGTTTCCTCTATCTTGCGACGAACTGCACGAGATTCTACTTCCGCTCTGGCCAAATTGCTTCTGGCTTGATCCTGCTGTTGAGGGCTTTGAGCCAACACAACTTCGCCCTTAGCAATGTCTTCATTCGCCTCAGCCTGCTCTGCACGTCGAACAAGCCTTGCAATACGACGACCAGATGTTTCATTTGCAGATTCATGCGCTGCAACTCTTACCTGATTACGGACCTTCTCGTCCTCAATTGCTGCCAACTCGACAGCAGAGTTGCGATCCAATCTGCCTTCAATCAAATCAGCAAGTGTATGAGAATCCAAAGAAGCAATCAGACGGTCAGTGTCGGAAAGCCATTTTGAATCCTGTTGCAGGACTTCCATGATCTTTGCGTCACTGGCCCCATTGTCACGAAGCTGAATTACTTCAACTATCTCATGACCATCTGTCAGATTGATGCGAGTCTTGTTTTCTGCCCATGCCAAAACAAGAGCGTCAAGATCGTCTCTGCACATGAAAATTTGACAAGGAACAAATTCATAAGCTTCATCAGCAGAAGCAGTTCTGCTGATAAATTCGCCCTTTTCATTGACCTTAGGAGTCCTTGGGTCAGCAACCATTTCCTTCTTGCGAATCAAGAAATCAAGAGAACGATAACGCCTGTCTCCACCTACAACCATCGGAAGGAATTTGTCTCCATCCTTTACCCACCTACAGACTAAAGGGTTGAGAAGAGTGTTCTTCTTGATGCTCTCACGGAGTTGAGATGACAAGTTCTTGTCAACAATGTCAGACTGACCACGTTCAGTCAAAAGACGTGGATTGTTCTTAGGAGCAATAATACTTGAAAAAGGAACCATAAAAAGGTTCCCAGTCAAATGCCTACTTCCTTCTGGCAAACCACTCATCACCAAGTCTTGTGTCTTCACTGACATGTCTTAACCTCATTCCGTCAAAGAGTAACTTGTTTCCAAAAAAGCAGAAGCACAAATAAAGTAAGCAGACTCAGTTAAAATGTCAACACCACTAAACCAAAAGGTCAAAACAATGAATGACGAAGAAAGAAATTTCATCAAATCCGAAAGAATCAAAGAAGAATTTGAAGAATACAAGAAATTTGCTTACAAGAAAAATTTCTTTGTCATGGCCTTAGCTCTTGTTCTAGCAACTCAAACACAAAAGTTTGCTTCTTCTATGACAGAGTCACTTGTTATGCCAATCATCAATTACTTGATATCAGCAACTAATGGCAACTGGCGCAATCTAGTTTTTACGCCAACAAAAGGACTTGAACTTGAAATTGGAAATCTAGTCAACGCCTTCCTTGAATTCACGATTGTTACAGCAATGCTATACTTGATCTTTCAAAAAATCATCAAAAGATTTGATCCTAATGCAGAACTGGAAATTCCTCATGCTAATCATACCGTCAACGCCGGACGGATTTCTCTAGGAATCATAGACGAAAAAAACCCAAAAATCAACTAATCCAAAAGATCAAAAAAATCAATCATACAAAGGAGAAACACAATTAAACTTTGTTTTACACCTATCGCAAATTATATCTGGGGCATTACTTCCATCTGGTCGGCGACCTGATCTGATACTATTGTGAGGAGGAGGACAAGAACATTCGTATTTCAAGAAGAAAATTTTTGATGGTTTCAAATTATTGATTGCTAAAACTAAAGACTTTTCGTTCTCATTCAATAATTCATTATCAATATGTATGTTAGAAATAATTGACTTGAGATTTTGATTTTTATCAAGTTCAATCTTAAAATCTTTAGTCGAAAAACTGTTATCAATTTCCAATGTTGTGTTTGACCAACCTTGATTCTTATCTTTATAAACAACCAAACCGCACTTTACGGCAAGCTTCATAAATTTTGAGTTATGATACTGATTATCATTAACATCTATAACTTTATTTTTATAATTTGATAAATGTATCATTTCATGAAGCAAGTTGACGCAAATAATTTCTTTATTTATATTTACAAAACCAGAACCCATAACAATAATATTTTCGTCAGATTGCCACCTTAATGAAACTTTTTTACTCACATCAACAATAATCTCTGGAGCAGAGAGATTGGAATCAAAAAACAATCTGTTGAAAATGGAAAAAACACTGTTGATGCTGGCAATCATGACCTGATCTCCAAATTAGGAAAGATCATCATAACAATCAGAAAGAAATTTGTCAACCAACGAAAAAGGCTGGCAATCAGCCAGCCTTCCTGAATTAAATTAAATTAAATTAATAGAGACGTAAGTTACAAACTGTTATTGCTGGAACCCAAGCGCCAGAAACACCAGAACAGATTCCAAGAGCCTGCTGGTTCTTAGTACACTGAGCGGTAAAAAATTTCCAAGTAGTAGTTGTATAAGTGTTATCGACATTTTTGCAACGAAAGCCCATAAAACCTCCTTATTGTACACAAATTATATATTATACCTGTTGATTATTTTTATAAATTTCGTCGAACTGACTTCGTACATTTCGCAATATTTCTTGTGCTTTCTTATTTTTGTCTAATTGTTTCAAAGTGCCTCTTCCTTCATGTTGAACCCAGCTTTTCCCACAAACTCCCTGTTTATAGCCACTTTTTGCCATTCTGATTGCAAATTCTTCTGTCTCTACACCTGCATAAGGACATTCATGCAAAAATCCAACTCTATTAAATAATTCACGATTTGCCAAAACACAATACATCGGCAAGAAACCATCTTCTAATATTTTATCTTCTCTTGTTTGGCCCTTTTGGGCCTTTAGATCAGAAGAATCAACTGTTGGATTATCTGTCATCGCTGAAACCATTTTTACATTATTCTCTTTCATAATTGCAAGAGATTGACCAAGATTAAAAAGCCAATTTTGATCCTGAACACGAACATCGGAATGTAAAATAGCAACGAAAGGAATGTCTTTACGAAAAGGATTCTTCAGCGCATTATTGACCGATGCTCCAAATCCCTTGCACTTATCATTCTTCAAAAACCTCAATCCTTCTACCTTTTTCTTCTGCAATTGCTCTACAAAACTTTTATTCACAGAACCATCATCGACAAGAGTAATAAGATACCTGTTCTTTTGAACAGTATTGAAAATATCATTTACCAAATTGATAACTTTTGCTTGTTCGTTATAAAATGGAATAATTATTTCTACAGATGAAAGATAAAATGGTTTTGCCTCAATAGTTTTATTTAGGAAAATTTTTTCTTCCATTTCACACCCCGATTTCTGTCAAGGCAGAATTAAATTCATCCATGTTGTTGGAGCTTAAGAAGATGCCGTTGTTTTCATTTACCATATCTTTAAGCAATGAAAAATCACAATGATCACCTATTGCAATTACTCCAACTTTATATTCATAATTTTTATTCTTCTTGGCATCAAACAAAGCTCTATAGTGACCTTTGAATTTCCCGTTAAAACGATCAGTAATAATAACTATGTACTTATCAGAGTCCTCAACTGAATCTCCAACAACAGAAGCAATTCTTCGAGTTGCTTCTCCTATCCTGAAATCAACAGGATCTATATAAGAATCAATTTGATGTATTCCTCCGCCACACATTCTTGGTACTTTATTATCAGCATCACTTACAACAACAAGAAGATTCTCATCAGAAGAAGCAATTCTTGAAACAAGTTGCTTTTTAACCATATCAATTATTCTTCCGCCTTGCTTGTCATGTCTAATAGATAGATCGAAAACAATGCCAAGTAACTTTTTTCTACCGAAATCAAATTTTTCCATATGTTCACCTTGGCAACAATTTCTTAAGTCCATAAAGATCAAAATCCAAGAATTGCTGCCAATCCTTTTTTTCACATTTAGCGTTGCTGTGCTGCTCATTCACCCAATCAAGAACATCATTCCACTTATGTCCGTAATTGCCAAATATCTCTTCGTCTTGCTCAACATCCCTTAAAAACCAATAAAAAGCCTTACCATGATGTATACTTGTCTGAGGATACTGATCTCCAACATATCTTATTTCCACACTTTGAATCGCAACATCATCAGTGTGATTTACAATCCCAGCATATCCAAGAGGCAAAATAAGATAGTCGCCAATGTTCACAAGATCATTTTTTACTTTTATACTTGCTGCAAATTTATATGAGTTAAAAAAATATGTACACTCATCAGCAGTAGAACCTCTTTTAACCATAACCCCAGTTATTGGTAAAAATTCATCCTTTTTAATTTTTCTTTTGGCAAATAATCCCTTACCGGCCAATTTCATAGTTGATTCTTTAATATAAAATCTGTCATCGTTTTCTTCAATGGTAATCATTCAATATTTCCTTTAACAATTGCCTCATTAAGTTCTTGTAAAGTTACTGTCCTTCCCAAGAAATCTGAAAAACTTTCAAGAAAATGATTTATTATAGAAAGAGCCACTGATTCAGCAAGCTCTTGATGATTCAATATGTTTTTTCTAGCTTGTTCAAAACTTTCTAAATCCAAACCCCAATCAAAAACCTCGCCTTCAACCTTAAGGACTTTTATCATTCCAATTTCATCGTCAAAAGCCTCTATTACTTCTAATTTTTTCATATAAACACTCATATAAAATGTTAACCAAATTAAATGAGTTTGAAAAATGCAATTTAATAATCAAAATACACAAAACGAAATTATGACAATTAAAAGTTTCATGATGACACTTGATTCTATGAAAATGTTCATGCAAAGATTGCTTGATCAGGAAAATGCAATTTTTGAAGCACCTAAAAATTCAAATGATAAAATTCGTGAAATTACCGATTTAAGACTTCTTGCAAAAAGCGACCACTGGCCCGAATCTTTACGTCCAGAAGACATTGTCTCCACAGAGGAAGAGAAACTTCATGAAGCTGCAATGATTATAAGCAACTTGATCACAACCGATATTGTAGACAAAAAGATATTGGTATTTGGATGCAAGGAAGGACATATTGGTTTTGTGTCAAGTCAACTGTTCGGACCCAAAAAAGTTGTGTGTTATGATATCGAAGACAATAACTGGGATCATTTTGAAAAAGATAAAAATTTAATTTACACAAAAAATTGGGATGAAGTAGTATCAAACGGTTCTTATGATATAGTTGTTATCAATGATATTATCGATCATTCACAAGAATTTGAAAAGAGTCTTCAAAAAATAATTAAATTAAAATCAGATAGTTGTAGAATATTCGTCAGATGCCATCCATGGTGCAGTCGTGACGGATGCCACATCCACTCAACTCTCAATAAAGCATATCTACATCTTGTACATACTGAAGACGAACTTTTCGCAATGGGGATAAAACCAGTTAAAACAGTTGCTCTTCTTAATCCAATTGCCAGTTATAGAAGAATGTTTCAAGCTGCTGGCCTTTCTATTATTCGAGAAAACATAGCAAAAAGAGATGTAGAACTATTCTTCACTCAAAATCCAATACTATTGAGACGAATTAAAGAAAGATGGAAAAACAGCGAAATTCCAGAATATGCCAATGGAACAGCTTTCCCAAGAGAACATCTTGAAATCCAATATGTAGATTTTACTTTGATGTGATTATATTCTCAGCAGTAAACCAATCGTCTCTGTCGTTTCCGGGCAAGTTAGATGCAATTCTACGCCGATAAATATTTTCAGCAATTCTATTGATTTGAGTACAATCAATATTTTTCCCTAATTTTAGCATAGCTTCTTTGAAAGTCAGTCCTTGATCTTGGTACTCCTTAATCCGATAGATTTGATCCAAATTCATTCCTGCTGTCAAATCAGCCCAATCTTCTCCCAATATCCTGCTCCTAGCCTCAAAAGATGGATTGTCAAAATGCTTGACGAATTTGAAACGACTCGGTCTATCCTTCAAAGCATCATCAACCTTGTCAATATCATTAACAGTCATAATGAAAACGACTTTATCATAAGTGTTGTAAACACCATCTAAACCATTAAGAATTATATCAAAAGTAAATTTAATATAATTCCTGTCATTGCCCATAGTGCATTGTCTTTTATCAAAATAATTATCAAAATCTTCCATAAGAACTATGCATTTTGATGGAATGTTTGAAAACATAAACAAAAGGTCATGGTTGTTCCACTCTGGGTTCAAAGTGAAAATCATAATCGGCAATTCATATTTCGTTGACAAATATTTGACTAAAGATGTCTTGCCAGTTCCGGGCAAACCATGAAGAAGAGCACTTGTCTTGATCCTCTTGCCAGAAACCATTTCTCCAACTTCATTGTCGAAGTCACGCCACAAAACAGGATCTATCATTGGCTCATTCATTCTTATTTTCAAAGAACCAATCTTATCCGTTCCAAAAGGCAAAAGAAGTCTTATTGGAACACCACTAGTTCTGAAACTGGCATCTTTCAAACCAACATTCAAAAAAATCTTGAATCTATTATAATCCCACCTGAAACAGGTGATCACTGTTAAGTAATCTTTGCTTTGCCAGCCAGCTTGAAAAAGACGCTCATTACGAGTTAGGAAAAAACATGGAATTGACTTTGGAAAACAAAAAACAGAATAGAAAACAGGATATTGAGCTTCTGAAGTGAATTCCTCATACAAGACAAATTTATTGTCATTCTTGAAATAATCATAAAGAGTCTTGAATGTGTTCCCGTCTACTCTTATTTCAATAAAAACAACATATTTACAAAAAGCCCATATTCCAAAAAAAGATGCTGCTAAAGTCAAAATAGTGGAAAACATCTTTGATGTCTCGTCTTTTCCCTCCGCCCACCAACTGATGAACGGATTTCTCTAGGAATCATAGACGAAAAAACCCAAAAATCAACAAGAATCCAATCACTTTTTGACAGACTTGGTCTTGGCCTTGACAGCCTTGATTTCTACAGGAGGTGCAATCTGATCATTAAGCCATTTTTCTACAAGATCTGCATCTGGACCTTGTACAAATGTTCGATCCTGACCACCTGTTTTTGTAGAATAAAAAGTGGCTATCTTAGTATTGCCTTCAACCTTAAATTCAACTCTGACAATATGAGACATATTAATCCATTGATTCGACAATTTCAACCACATATAAAAACTGCTTTCCCGTCAACAGACGACGAATTTCTTTGAAGAAATAAAAATTAACGAACAAATCAATTGTAGTCAAAATAAGAATTTAATCAAGCAACATCTTCTGCGACAAGAAAATGAACCCAAGATTCAACCCTTGAATCATCCAGATATAAATTGGACAAAGGCTTTCTAGGCTCACGGAGAAGTTTCATGCCTGCTTGTTTTGGAGTCCTGCCAGCTTTTTGGGAATTGCAACCAACACAGGCAACAACAATGTTTTCCCAATTAGTTTTGCCTCCCTGACAACGAGGAACAATATGGTCTAAAGATAATTCATCACTCTTTTTTTTCTCGCCACAATATTGGCAAGTGCTATTGTCTCTTCTGTAAATGCTTCTTCTGTTGAACTGGGCCTTGGTGCATGGGACTTTATCATACTTCGTATATTGTATGACCTCAGGAACTCTGTAAGAGGCACTTACAGTCCTAATCTTCAATTCATCATCACTTGGCATGATCTGTGACCACTCATGCCATTCAAACATCATAAAATCATTGCTAGGATCAATAATTTTTGCTTTTGGTGTTCCATCATCATATGTCGAGAAAACCTTGCTAAGGGCCTTCTCAAGAGTAATAATCGCAATAGCACGCCATGATTTGTTAAGGACAAGAACTTTTCTCTCGGCCAACACAAGCACCTCCGCTTAATCTATCTAAGATATTGAAGGCGAACTATTTTTAGATGTTTGATGCCTACAGAAACATTTTTCCCAAAAGCACTATTCTTCATCATTTTCAATATCATTATTTTCAGGTGATGCGCTGCTGTTGAAAGATTCCTTAAAAATCGTAGCTTGAAGTTCTCGAACAAGCTTCAGAGCTTCATCACGCTGGAATCCAGCATTAACCAAATCCTTATGATACGAATAAAGGAAATTAGCAAAGATATTGAGAAATGCTCCAACCTGTTCAAATGCAGCAATTGTGCGAATATGCTTATCGTTCATAGTTTTTCCCCTTAAATCAATTATTGGGGAATTATAAATCAAAGTCAAATTGGTGGCAAATTTGAATATTCAGGACTTATACATTTGATCTTAGTCACAAGCCTTAAAAATCCCTTATATGGCACTTCTTTACCGGGAACATCATGATCTAATGGTTCTTTAGATTTACCGGGAACCATATTAATATCCCATGGATCGCCTTCGCCATTATTTATTTTATCGCCATATTGCTTATGTCCGGGTAGATGTGTGATGTCCCAAGGTGCTCCATCTCCATTACACCATAACCTCTCATCCTGCGATACATATAGAATGGCATCAGCAGCTTGAGGAAGATAGTGAGCAGGAGGATAATTACCCAGCCCACCATAAGAAAGTGGGTAAAGCAAAGACTTCAATGCCGTGCGGCTATTACCTTCTTTAAGCAAAAAAAAATCATTAAAAGAACATAGTCTTTCCATGAAGTTATATATAAATGTAAATCAAATAATTACCAAGGAAACAAATATGGTCAAAAACTTCATTCTGGAAAAATTTGAAAAAGAAAAAAATAATGGAACAGATATAAATCAGCATTTAGAAACAATTAAAAAATACGCATCAGAATGTGAACATGTAACTGAGATGGGAGTCAGAGGAATAATATCTACTTGGGCTTTGCTCGCAGCCAAACCAAAAAAAATTGTTTGTTACGATGTGTCAAACATTAATGTTTCTGAACCTAAGAAAGCCGCCGAAGAAGATGGAATTGAATTTATTTTCATTAACGCAGATGTTCTTACACTCTCAATCGAAAAAACAGATTTACTTTTCATCGATACACTTCACAGATATTTACAATTGAAAAAAGAACTAGAAGCTCATGCATCAAATGTAAATAAATATATAATAATGCACGACACAACTACATTTGGAACAATAGATGAACCCATTTATCAACCAAATTGCAAGTTAATTAACATTAATTCAGAAAAACAAGGACTAGTTCCTGCTTTAGAAGAATTTATGATAAGCGAAGAAGGTAAAAATTGGACGATTAAAGAAGTTTTCACTAACAACAACGGACTTACAATAATTGAAAGAAAAAAATGCCAAATAGCCTTAAACTAAATTTTCTCAAAAGAATTCTTACAGATAGCGCCAATGATGAAAAAATAAGAGAAAAGTTTTTTGAAAATGGCGAATATCCATCTAAGGATGAAATGCAAAAAGTTATTTCAAGCCCAATAGACAAAATTCGTGAAACAGGATTTGACTGGCCTGAAAGAGCACACACGATGATAGGCATGATTCGACTCAACAATTTACATAAATGTCTTGACGAAATAAGAGAGAAAAAAATTGATGGAGACATCATTGAAACAGGAGTTTGGCGTGGAGGGGCTTGTATTTTTATGAAAAAATATCTTGACCTTTATGAAATGAATAAAAAAGTGTTTATAGCCGATTCATTCGCAGGATTGCCAAAACCTGAACATCCTGAAGATGAGGGAGATCATCATCACGGAGTAGCTATTCTAAGAGTTGGCTTAGAAGAAGTAAAAAACAATTTTTCAATATATCGTGCTTTAGATGAAAATGTCATATTCCTTAAAGGATGGTTTTCCGATACACTTCCAAACAATAAAGAAATTGAAAAACTTTGCATATTACGCATGGATGGAGACATGTATAAATCAACAATGGATGTCTATGAATCTTGTTGGGAAAAACTTGTCAAAGGAGGATTTGCAATTGTTGATGATTGGTGCTTAAAAGGAGCACAAAAAGCAACAGTTGATTTTAGAAATAGAAAGAATATTAATGATCAAATCATAACAATAGATGGATGTGGGGTTTTCTGGAAAAAATCATAACCACTCTTTAATAAGAGAGTGAATTATTGTATATAATTATATTCATAAATCATTTTAATATATTGTGAAAGATAAAACAATGGCATATTCAAGCAACAATCCTCCAAAAAATAAACCACCACAGCAACCACTTGAAAATCAATCAATGGCTTCAAATGGTCCAGCTTTTCAACAAGCTATGGAAAAAGCACTCAAAGACAATGAAAGTGTTGTTTTAGACGTAGGATCAAACATAGGAGTAATGGCTCATTCTTTTCTTCTACTAGGATATTCAAAAGTTCATTTATTTGAGCCATCTCCATGTATGATCGAAAGCAGTAAAAAATTATTGGAATCATTTGGAGATAAATGTGTTTATAATCAAGTTGGAATTAGCGATTCAAAGAGTTCTCTTAAAAATGTTAAATTGCTCAATTCATGGGTAATGTGTGGAGATGGACAAGAAATAAATCTTCCAGTAAGTCCCGGTGCTCTTGAATTGCAACCAACTGTTTTTGATACAGAATTAATTACACTTGACGATTACTGTAAGGATCTAAATCGTGTAGATTTATTGAAAATTGATGTTGAAGGTTATGAATACAAAGTACTTCTCGGCGCAAAAGAAACAATTCATAAATTTAAGCCAATCATTCTCTTAGAACTTTCTCTCTACATTGATCATATTGAAAATGGAGATATACCTTTATTTATTGATCACATATATCAACTTGGTTACGATGTTTTTGATCAAAAAAATCTCCCTATATCTAAAGAAAGAATGATTAAGCAATATCCTTACCATAGTTCTTGTGATGTAATACTTTATCCTAGAACTAATCTTTAGCTATTGGGAAATTAAATATTCTTCCTGTAAAGAAAATCAAAAAAATCATTCCTGTGCTTTGCCAGTAATTTATTTCTTTACAACAAGTCAAAACTTCAACGCAAATATTATTCCAAGCATATTGAAAAGGGAAAGCCATAATACAAGCCATACAGAAAACAGCAATAATGCCAATTACAAAAGATCCTGCTGGAGTAAGAATCTTTTCAATCTTATCGTCTTCATCCATGTCTTTTTTCATCGTGTCACCAGAATAGGTTGGTAATATGATCTAAAATAATACCCCCGGTTGGATTCAAACCAACGACTTGCGCTTTAGAAAAACGCTACTCTATTCACCTGAGTTACGGGGGCAACACATTCAATTTTACAAAGAATTATTGGCCATGTCAATTGAATGTGGCTATAATTTTACATGAAATCCTCAACTCTCCACAAATGTGTTTGCCTCATGTTAGAGGATTGGGACGAAGACAAAAGCCGTTCTGGTTTTCACTATGCATTTGCAATAAGAAAAAATAGAATCATAGAAATGGGAAAAAACAATCCTGTTATGATGTCAGCGAAAGCATATAAATTAGCTCAAAAATTTAATATTGCACACTGGAAAAAATATCCATTCCTTCATGCTGAAGCAGACCTTCTCCTCAAACTTGATGAAAAGTTTTATAACAGGAAAACAACAATACTAAGCATGAAAATAAATAGACATGGAAAATTTAGAATGGCAAAACCATGTTACAAATGCGAAATCGCATTGCAAAAATCTAATTTGATGAATGTTGTTTGGAGTCTAAATGACAATACAAATTTAATATTACCAATTCTTGGAAACTATCAAGAAAAGACCGCCTCGACCAGCTTGTTTAGCACCGAAGTGCAAACAATTTAAGAATCCTCAAACTGGTTGTCATTGGCGTGTCGAAGCACGAATGCTCTGAAATATTTATAAATGTAACTTTAATATTTGATGGAATCAAAAATTATAAATTCAGATTGCATCGAAGGATTAAAACAAATCGAGCGCAATAGTGTACAAACATGCATAACATCTCCTCCTTACTGGCAATTAAGAGATTATGGCCAGAAAGATCAACTCGGAACAGAGAAGACCCCAGAAGAGTTCGTCGCAAGAATGGTACAGATATTCAGAGAAGTTCGTGATGTTCTCCGTGATGACGGAACAATCTGGATCAATCTTGGTGATACATTTTGTGGAGGAGGAGGATATTGTCCTACAGCACCATCAAATCAAGCTGGAAGTAAACAATCCACTAATCGTGGAGTCAAAGCAAAGCCAAGACCAGTTCCTCCCGGATTCAAAGCTAAAGATTTAGTTGGCATACCTTGGATGGTAGCAATGGCTTTAAGATCAGAAGGTTGGTATCTCAGAGCTGATATTATTTGGGAAAAATCCAATGGAATGCCTGAAGCAGTCAAAGATAGACCTACAAGATGCCATGAATATGTTTTTTTACTTACTAAAAATCCACATTATTTTTATAATTCTGAAGCCATAAAAGAAGAAAAAACAGAAGGAGCCAACAAAAGAAATAAAAGATCAGTTTGGAAAATAAATCAAAAACCATACGCAGGAGCTCACTTTGCCGTGTTCCCAGAAGAACTAGTCAAAACTTGCATGCTGGCAGGAAGCAAAGAAGGTGATCTTGTTTTAGACCCATTTGTCGGCTCAGGGACAACAGGAGCAGTTGCAAATAAACTTAAAAGAAATTTTATTGGGATAGATCTTAATCCTGATTATTGCATCATGGCAGAAGAAAGAATTAAAAAAGAAAATCCGCCTTGCGAAGGCGGATTACAACAATTCAAAATCGATTAAAATCAGCCATTGATTGCAAGCCAAGGATTTGCGCTCATTACCTTGAATGACCTGCAAATATGATAGTTGTTATCTACACCAGTAACGCCATAAATTCCAATATAACTACCACCGGGAATCCACACACCGCCAAAAAGATACATGTTGTATCTTAGGACTTTAACATTATTCATATAAACATGAAGATATTGTTCGGTTGCAGAAGCATATTCGTAAATAACTTCCCAAACTCTAAAAGTCGCATCATCAAGTTCTTGATTGGTTAAGATTGCGTCTTCAATTAAAGAGCCATTTTTATAAACCTTAACATCATCATCTTCATCATCGATGTATACAGATATTGAGCCATTACTGCCACCTCCAGCACTGCTTGATCCCATAAAAATTGTAATGTTGTCTGCGCCATCCCCTTCACCAGAATAAGTTGTAGCCCTTATGTAGACATTTTTATTGTAATCATAATTTTTTTCCCAATAAAGATATCCAAGCTGTTCATCAACATTTTCTGTTAATACAACACCATTATTTATAGTGTCATAAAAAGCATCGTCAGATATAGTTGCACCAGCAACAATGGATGGATCTCCCTGATCGGCACACCAGTTGATTGTGCTATCACCAATGCTAACATTTGAAACTGGTCTTGCGTGAATCAAAGTTGCTTGAGCAACTACCTTGCCATCGATTATTTCTTTGGCTTTTTCAAAATCAACTTTTTTGTTGAATTTCAAAGTGGTAGTCAAACCGTCAGAACTTTTACCGACTATTCGATGATGAACATTAGCGCCGTTGAAAAGCTTTTTCAAATCTGCAAGTTTATCCGTTGATACATCAAGATTTAACATTTCACTCCTCAAGATTGCAAAATAGACTCAAGCAAACTTAGCCAACCACCATCTTCGCCACCTAGCGGAGAAGCATCATACCAATCCCAACCAAGGACATATATTTTTCCAGAACCATATGGAATCATTGTCACTACAGATTCATTCGCACCACTTCCTTCGTAAATTGTCACAGACTCTGCTGGCAAAGTAGAGGTTTCCAAATAACTAGTATTATTTGAATTTGGAATAGTAGGGCTTTCACTTGGGAAAAGAGCAGAACCAGCGACTGTGAGACTTATTGGCTCACTAACGCCACCCTCTCCACCACTGATGATACTAAAGCTAAATATATCGTTCAAGAAAGGAATCACATCTCCATTGTCAGGGGCAAACATTAACAGTCTGCCGCCATTAGAAACAAAATTATTTACTGCACTTTTAGCGCCTGCACTCATGTCTGGCAAAATGTCAGCCTTTTCAATTTCGGGAATAACAACATAGCCATAACTGATTTCATAAACCACACTATTCCATCCAGATTCTGATATATCTGAAAATGTTTCATAAGCGATGGTGTTAGCATCCAAGTATGCCATAATATTATTGGCTTCATAAGCATTACCGCCCATAGGATCAGCAACATAGTCAACATAAGTGTCATTGATGAGTATGTAAATTCCATCTCTTTTCTTTAGAATTTTTGGTACATTTATTGTCAGCCAAGGAATTGCGCTTCTTACTTCAAAAGACTTGCAATAATGAATATTGGTTAAAACTGCTGTGTTGGCAAATACTCCAATATTAGCATCAGTGATATATCCGCCACCAATATCTACTCTGCAAATATGTTTTCCGTTCATTAAAACTGTTACATATCTCACATCGCTTGTCTTGTATTCATAAATAACTTCAAAAGTACGCCAAGTGGCATCGCCAAGAATATCACCAGAAACATAACCCTCGCTAGTAAATTCACTTGTTTCTACATATATGGAATTATCTGTGTCATTAAAATAAACATAAACGCCGCAGAAATAAATTCCACAATTATTGCCACCAGTTCCAAGTCCAGCTAGAAATGTTCCTTTAATATAAACATCTTTTGTCAGATCATATGGTCTATTCCAGTAAACCGTACCAGATTGGTCGGCACTATTAGGAGTAAGAATTAAACCTGTATTATGATCATCGTATGATGCATCTCCTTGAGAGAATGCATCCGAAGGAGCGCCTTGGCAAGCATTCCAAAATATTTTTGGTGCTCCAATATTGACAGAAAGAAGCGGATCACGATTGCTTTTTCCACTGCGATGACCAATTCTGCCGCCTTGAGCAGTGACTTCTTGATTATTTTCCATAATTTATTCCTTTATCGAATTATCTATTTAGTTTTAGCCAAGGAGTTGCGCTTTTCACATCAAATGATTTGCATAGGTGTTCATTATCTGCTGTACCACACCAACCGCTTGCGCCGACATATGTTCCTGCGTCACCTACCCAAGACCCAACATCAACACGACAAACATATACATTATCTATTTGGACTTGAACAAAGGCGCTTGAATCACTTACATATTCATAAATAATTTCAAATTTTCTCCACTGAAGATCATCTAACGTCAAATTTGTGTAAAATGTTGTGTCAATCAAGACTCCATTTTTGTATACTTTAACAACATCGTCATTAAATTCATCAAAAAATACAGCTATTCCATTTGTTGCATCACTTGAAACTGTTAGACTATCATCTACACCAAAAAAAACAGTTATTCCGTCTCCATCAGTCTCTACTGATCCTTCTCCTCCAGCAAGAAATGTACCAGAAATATAAATGTTTTTGGTATAATCAAAATCTTTATCCCAATAAAGGGAGCCTTTTGTATCAGCCGTGGCTTCTGTTAAATAAACACCATTATTTATGGAATCATAATATGCAGTAAAATTATCGCCATCAAATTCGGCATTTACAACTGCTGTGGGATCGCCCATGCAACTATCCCATTTAATTGGCGTGTCTCCAATGCTCTGATCTGCTAATGTGTCAGAATGAATTAGTTCAACTTGTGCAATGACTTCTTCTTTATTTTCCACGAAAACTCCTCTACGGAAAATTTTATCTTATATTATATATGATAAAAAAAATATCTCTCCGCAAAGAGAGATATTTTAATATAAAAATATTACCAAAAGCTTTACTTAACAGTAAAGAAGAAAAGTTGAACCATTCTTGCTTTGTCAACAACATCACTTTGAAGTCCTTCATAGGTACTTGCTGAGTGAATCATCTTTGCGTCCCAAATTGCCAATCTGTTATAAATGGCTCCAACCTTATCAACTAATTCCCAGTTATCTGGATGTAGGATGTTGTAGTCATTATAAATTTCTTCATTAGCCGCTCTGCGTTGTTCATCGTTTTGGAATCTATCAAATTCCAAAGGATGATTTGTTGGGCGACGAGAATGATATTTATTGTCTCTCCAGAAGCTTGTGCCAGCAGATGGTGGCGCAAATGGAGTCAAGTAAATTGCTGCTGCATAGCTTTGAGCATCGCTGTGATAGACAAGTGGATCATTATAGCCTGTTATTTGGAAGCAACCATTGGCAGGCTGATTGAGCCAATCGACAATTGGTCTTCCTAAAACACGCTCAAATTCTTCTTTAACGAAAGGCCAAAGGAATCTTTCTTTAGTTCTCTTGCCCTTATAAAATCTATTATCAGCAACAAAATCTTGTTCCATAGCAAAAGCACGAATTTCATCAGGATTTTTATAAAAATCATCGACAATAATTAAATGAGGTGTTCTCCTGTTGAAGTTGAGAGGTGGCGATCCTTTCGGAATTCCCTCGCTCAAGTCCTTTTCAAGAATCCACATTGTGAGTTCAGCTTCTCCAACTTGACAGTAATATTTATTTGTACCATCAGAATTTGCAATGTGAGATAGAATAACAGCATTCTGGTTTTGAAATACAACTCTCTGATTAACAAAAAATCTAGGTTCCATTTTTTCTCCCTTTGACCAACATGATAATATAGTGGGAGAAAAAAGAAACCGGAACAATTACTGTTCCGGTTTCAAATTAATTATTATTGATATAGATCAATAGCGGCAGCAAGCATACCACATGCCATTAGATCCTTGTGCGACACCATGATCACGAACTGGGTACTGGCCGTAATAGCAGCAGTTGCGAATAGCAGCTTGAGGACTAGAAGCCATGCCTACTCCTTCTTTGCCGCTGTTTCCGCCAAAATGCCCTATTCTTCCTATTGAGGCCATATGGTTGGCGACTCCCTGTGCGCTTCCCAAAAATGCATTGACAATAGGACGATTGGTTGTTGTGGCTGGACGACTATTTGTTTTACGGCTAAAAACGCCGAAAGGTCCAGCTTCAACACTTGAACCAACAACCAAGACAAGAACCAAAACAATCAAGTTCCTAGACATGTGGCATTTCCTTACCAGAAAGTTGCGAGTATCAGGATCGCAACAACCCTGTGCTTTTGAAGCACGCTCAGAATCCTACATGGAAAAAATGTGAATGTAAAGTCCAAACAAATTATATTTTTATAGCATCTTATACATTGCTTTTCTTGCAGACCAAGATGTCAATTTGTCTTGCATATATTTTCTGATGTCATTCATGTTCCATGGTGTTCCAAAAGGAACATTCTTACGAATATGATCGACTCCAACATCAAGAGTCAGATCTATGCCTTTTGTCGAAGATGAGACTGCAAGCAAATCCTCAACAATTTTTTGATTTTTGATTCCATATCTTTTCAATACTGAGGAAAATCCTTCTGTATAAACTTTTTCATCATATCTTGAAAGCATTCCATGATCTTCGTTGTAAAAACCATTATGAACATGACCGTAAAGCATCCATGATCCACGATTAGCCTTATTCCATGATCTTGCCGGATAATGACTTGTAAAAATATTTTGTCCATTGATATTGAAAAGATAATTTTCGTAACAGGCAGTAAAAAAATCAGAACATTCTTTTCTTTCATCGTGATTGCCAAGAATCAAATAAACATTCTTACATTTAATTCTTTCACGATAATCCTTAATTTCTTTCTTGTCAGAATTACATGTGAAGTCACCAAGGATGACAAGATTATCATTTTTTTCGACAACAGCATTGATGTTGTGAATTATGGTTGCGTCCATAAGATCAACAGATGACTTACTTACCTTGAAATCTGTATGAGGTATAGTTCCATGATTAATCATTTCGCAAACATTCATTTCTTCTTCTGAAAGGAATGGTCTTTTGCAATACTTAATTATGTTGGAATGACCAAAATGGGGATCTGCAATAAAGTGCCACATTTTTTGATTGCCTCTAATTCCAAATAGATTCAGATCCGACTATGTTAGAAGATTTCTTGACTCCATCAGGCAATACAAGTCTGTTTTTTATTTCTGCTTCATCGAGCTTATGAAATTCTTCTTTCCATCCATGTTTCATTATATTTGCTTGTCCAATAACTGGACTTATACCTGTGTATTTTGTGAAACCGAACATAAACCTCATGACAGCAGGTTTTGTCTCTATCATTAAATTTGATTCTTTATGTTGATATCCAAAAAGAGCATCATCGAAATTATCATCTTTGATTGAATAGTTTTGTCCACAGCGCAATACCAAAGTAAACAATGATCTTTTGAAAAAACAATCTTTCCAAAAATTTGATGGTTCAATGTATAAAATATGGGGAACAGATGTCAAGCCAAAATCAGAGAATTTCAGGTTTGGACAAGTCTTGCTTTTTTGAACAATGTTTTCAAACTTATGAACAAATGCAACAACATCTTCTGCTTTTTCGGCCTTGTGTGAAAAATAAAAACCAACTATTTTATCATCAAATTTTGTGGCAAACTGTTCACGACAATGATCCCATTGTGTCAATTTATTCTTTTCTTTTTCAACAGCAAAGCTTCCAACAGGAGGGCTGCAATAAATCAAAGTTATATCTTTAGTAGGCAAGAATATATCTTTGTCTTGTTTCTTCATTTTTCTGACACCTTTGACAATAAGACATTGCATCCTGATTCTAAAACATTCGATTCTATCTTCTCAATCACAACAGAAGAACGAAGGCATTGTTTTGCTTGTTTTCTACCAATTGTATTATTATTCGCAAATGGTATTCTTGGCAAAAGCAAAGCTTTATAAATTGAACTTTTACCACGCCAACTACATGTAATTTTTAGGATTGATCTTTCATTATTTGAATTAACAAAAAGTATATGACCACCATCATGTTTTGCATAAGGTAAATCAGAAAGATAATTAATGCTTTTGCGATCAAATCTAAAACGAAAAAAATGTTCTATTGATGGCTTTTCACCACATCCTTCAGAACAAATGTTCTTACTGCCTCTAGTGTAATGTTGAAGCATTTCAACGCAAATATCTTTTCCTGATGGATAAGCGTTCCATCTTTCATTCATGCTGCCATAAAAGACTACATCAAGAACCTGATCGGGTGTAATGTTGCATGTAATGTTACGAGGATTGATGACTCTAAGATAATCATTATTTTCATTATTGCTGACAACACAAAGAGAAGCTTTGTGTTGATTTTTACCATCAAATAAATTCACTCCTCCAAGGTAAAGAGTGCTTTCAAAATACTTGATAATCTCTGTTTTTTGGGCTACGGAAACCATCCATCCATCAGGAACCTCTGTTACTTCTTCGACTGACAAGAATGAACCACTCAGATCAAGTTTGTAATCTTGAAAAGATTTATCATTAAATATGACGTGCATTTTTTGACCCGCAAGAAGGCGAACCAAAGAATTTTTTGAATTAGGATTTTTAATCCTTATTGGGCAATAGTTCTTTTGCATGTTTATCAATTATATTCACAAGCCAATTTGAATGATTCTGCACCTTATTTAACACTTCATTCTTCCAGTTCCGTAAGACCATAGGGCTAAAACAAGAAAATTTCCTTAATATTTCAGAAATATATGCAATTCTTGTTTCATTTGAATTTTCATCATCGAGTGTTTGAAATAAAAGATATTTTATATCTCCACTTTGTTTTTGTAAAAAACTATCATATGAACTTACAAACATTTCCCATCCTGTGATAAAAGCTAAATCTTTATCACGAATAAGATTGACTGAAGTTAATTTTTTACAAAAATGATAAACGAAACTTTCGTATTCGCTCCATCTTATTGTTGTGATATGATGAATTCCAAAAACCTGATCTTTTACATGACCATCAGGAATTTGATAATGTATTGCAGCCTCATAATGACCCGGATGATGATCACTATAAACCCATTTTACTTCAAATATGCCAAAAGATGGAGTTGCGTTACTTGCAGTATAAAATGAAGGTTGGCCAAGAATATCTGACCAAATATGATTATCTCTACATTTGAAAAAAACACAAGAATTTGCATTATGATGTACCAACGGCACATCTCTTATTTGATGCCTTTTGAAATATTCTTCATATAAACGCATATTTTTTACTAATTAAAGTCATTGAGAAATTGTTGCACAATATAGGGGTCAACCAATAAAGACCACCTATTTTCCTTTTCGTCCCATGACAAAGGATATTTGTCAGGCACCGTATCAACGATGTCAAAAAGATCACCATTACTCTTTGCACGCTCAACTGAACGCTGAAACAGGAGCGGATGCAAATCTGAATATTTTTTTCTAAGCTTATCTACAATTTTTTCATCAAGCATAATAAATTGTATCCATCAGCTTTTCATTAATCAAATCTCTTAAACTTAATCGTTTTTTGAACGACCACTTATAAAACTCTTTGGACCAGACAAAGAAGTTTTAAGTTTGTAATATCTCCAAGCTGCACAACACACAACACCGCCCAAAACCGACATTATCAAACCAGAAGTCTGGAATGACTGATGACCCATTCCTAACAAGAAATTAATTGTACCACCAACAAATGAACCAGCCACTCCAATTCCCAATGTTGGAAGATAACCAATAGGCTCGTCTCCGGGGTGCAAAGACTTAGCAATATAACCAACAATAAGACCGAACAGAATCCAAGAAATTATAAAAAACATGACATCACCTCACCGATTTGATTTCCAAATAAGAATCAGGAGTATGATCGTCAGCAAGATCAGCACAAAGATCTTTCATGTATCTAACATACTGTCGATCAAACTGAGAATAGCTCTTAAACCCATAAATCATTCCCAAAACAGTTTCAGGCTTATTCTTTGACTGTAATCTAAGAAAACCTTGAAGCTTTACTTCGCCAAACTCTTTTCTCAACATCAAACAAAGACAAGCAGCCTGTTGATCAAATATTTTTTTGTTTTCATTTGTCTGCTTGTTATAATCATCTTCTGAAGTTGTGAATATTTGATCAGCAGAATTAGTAAACTGTTCTTTTCTTGCAATATCATTGAATGATTTTAGAACCTGACGAACATCAGTAACAGAACCATTCAAAAGAATACAACCTCTCTTGAACCAAACAGGCAAAGTTGTTGATTCAGCAACCTCATATTCATATAAACAAACTTGTGTCAAATAAGGCAATAATGATTTATTAGGCTTATCATCGCCAACACACCAAATGACATTAAGTTCTTTTCTGAGTTGAACCTTCCCAGCATTTAGATTAAAAAGATTCTTAAGAAGATCATAATCTGGTACAACAAAAACACGGCACTCCTTCGTGAACTTTACATCTGGAAAACCCCATCGAGTCAAAACCGATGACTTCAAAGAATCAATTGTTTCCGAAAGATCCTTACCCTTTTGATTGTCAATGCTTAAAACAGTGAAATTCTTTGACGTATATCTGTTCCATTCCAAATTTTTAATCTGAGGATCAATAGCTTCCACTTGGACAGGAGTAGCTTGATCTTGCGCCATCAAATTTTGCAAAGAAAAAAAGATAAAGAACAAATTTTTAAGCATAATTTTCACCAACTCATAGATTAAATTATTTAAGCCGCTCTTTCGTATAATTCAAATTCATAATATTTCCATGTCATACGAATTTTTTCAATTATTTTTTTAATTATCTGGCTGATTCTAGATTCATCCAATTGCAATTCATCAGCGATTTGGTGCATTCTCTTGCCATTAACATAGTAATCCAGAAAAATCTCTTTCTCTCTCTTGTCCATAAACTTTAACAGAACATCATAAAATTCTTTTTCATCATAATCACAAGAATATATTGAAAGTTCTTCCGAATCTGGATCAATCTGAACTGTGGGAAGACGCTTTGATTCTAACATTGCATATTGCACTATAGACCAATTAATTTTAGAAAACGCAAAAGTAGAAAATTTAGTATTTTTATTTTTATTATATTCATTAGCAGCTTTAACTAGACCCATATATGCAGCTGATTGCAACTCGTCATAACTAAAATAAGGATATTTGCTTTGATTCATCCTTGCTATTTTATCAGCCAAATCAATATGAGAAAGCGTAAGAATTTCAATTTCTTCTTTTGTTTTTATCAGTTTTTTTCGTGCCATTGTAGTACCTCGAAAGTTTTTGAAAGTTAAGCAGTTAAATTATATAGTAAAAATCAAAATCATTCAACCGTTTTTTTGAAAAAATCATTCATAAATGCGAATTGGCGACCACATTTGATTCAAAATAAACTTCGCCTCATTAGCAATCTTCAAAACATCTTTAGATTTATAAAATTCAACAGCGTCACCATTGTGATTCAAAATTCTTTCCAAAAACCATGTTTTTGTTTCATGTATCGATTCGCTCATGATAATAAAAATATTTTTTGAATGGCTCAGACCAAACATTTGCAATCCCTCTTCAAGTCCACAATGATGCAAATTTTTAGGCATCTTTCTGTCTTTGCAACTGTCAATAAACAAAAGAAAAAGCTTAACCCAACATCGAATGTCACGAGGCTCAAGAGTGCCTTCTGGCCACCTTAATTCAATAGTGCGACGATTTGGACTGTTGTCATTTACAGCACGAACCAAATTAACCAAATTAAGATTAAACCTTCTATCATCATTGTCGAAATAACTTAAATTCTTTGGAGAAACAGCTTCCAAGAAATCATGACAAGTATATGATTTTTCCCGACATAAACCAAAAACATTATCATTACAAGATGGCGCAAACATGAACTTGCAGTGTTCACTTTGATAGCGCCTTATTGGTAAAATCATGCTCATTAATCGTTCAATCTTGATCCAACAAGCAACAATAACTGCAACCTGATCCATGGTAAGATCAGAAACCTCTGCATGAACATGTAAGCCGCAATTATGATTTGCTTTACAGCCAATATCGTTTAATTTCGAGCTTACAAACGATACATGATCAATATCATCTATTCCTTTTCCTATAAAAGAAGCAATCTCAACACCCTTAGGACCATTGCGACCTTTCAATCCACAGGTGGCATCATCCTTTATGTGCCAATAACAATTGTTATTGGAAAGAGCATAGCGAGAAACATAAGCGTTGTACTTGGAAACAGTTGAAATAACAGATTGAACAGCTTTCTTTTTGACCTCATTGCCAACTTCTAATTCAACGCCAAATCTCCTTTGACTATCAAACTTGACATATTTTAACTTCTTTTGTTCCATTACCATACCTCTTCCGTCCGTCAGCGGAGGACGGATTTCCATGAAGCAGCATCATAAACTTTTCAGAGGGGCAAAACAAGACTGTTTTTTTTTGATTAAGTTTGCTCTGGAACATCGTATGATCTCAAATTTGGCAAATCATCAAGAGCCGACTCTCCCCTCATTCTCCTTGCAATCATTTCCATCTCACGTTCATATTTTTCATCCCAAGTCTGAGATTTTTTAGCAGAAGGAGGAACAGCCGATGGAGAATCAGAAATAATTTCAACCAATTCTGCAAACATATTGTCAAAACGATCATTCATCCTAACAAGAAAGATACCAATGAAAAACAAAAAAACCAAATTGATAATAAGAATCATAAAACACAACGACAAAATAATTGCTTCCACAATTTTCTCCTAAATCACAGCAGTCGAAGATCTCGCAAAACTTGTCCCCAACTGATATAAAGTTGGAGGTTTAGGGATAATCGAACTAATGTCCTTGTTTTCACCCTTATTGAAAATATTTGTACTAGAAATCCTTATGTTCAAATAAGGATTATCAGTCCAATATGAAGATTTGAAAATACCAATTCTATCATTCAATAGAACGCTAATTGGCACAATCCCATTCCCATTATTAATATAGTTTGTTTTCGTGTTCAAATTGAAAATAAAATCTTCTTTGAAATTCCTCACTGTTTCACAAACATCGTCAGAAGAAAAAATAATTACAATTCTTGTATCAATGGCAATATTTGTTCCAAGATTCTTTCTTGTAACTATAATCGAAAATTTGAAAGCAGGAGTGCTTGTTGCGTTTTCTTGACCGAAAGGACTATTTGTACAAGCCCACTCAAACTGAAAACGCCAATTTTCAATATTTGCATTATCACCAGACGAACCTTCAAAATGCTTAAAAGCCAACCATGAATTACTACGACCACTGTAAATAAGTGGCAATATTGACGGGAAAGTATAAGCATTACGCTGCAAGAAATTACCTAAAACACCGGGATTACTAAAGTTATTTTCTATGAATAACTCTAATGGGAAACTTATACATGAGCCACAAGCTGTGGCAACTGTGTTGGTAGGAGCGATAAGAGCAGGAGCAGATCCTAATCCAAAAATAACATCACTTAACAAGAAGGTTTTTATTCCACCATATGTCAAGAAACTAGTAGCAAATGAACTAACCGCTCCACCTGATCCACCAGTTAAAACATGACCACCAGAACTATCATAAACAAAATTAGATGTTGTCGGAGTTACTGCTCCACTTGTAATTGCTGCATCTGCACTTCCGTAAAATGTAGCACCTCCACTTCCTTGATATCTTTGATAAATCTGCACAACTGAAACAGTCATGCCCATCTTTATCAAAGATCTAGTGCTTACAGAAAATTGAGGAAATTTATAATCAACAACTTGTAAGTCATTCGGAAGACTAGGATCATTGAGGTAAATATCAGCAGGCTGGCTATACCTCTTAAGGTAAACTATTTCCCAGTTTCGAGACTCACGAGCAAAATATTCACCAACCTCTTTGGGAGTTCTTGCAAGAATTGTTTGTATAAAATTTTGCTTTTCTGGAACAGATACATCTAAAGACTTTGTGTCATCAGGAGGATGAACATATCCTTCTATAACCCACCAATACAAAGGCAACTCGCCTACAGACCAATAAAAAGAAATCTCAGATTCAATTTCTTCATTTACAGCGTAATAAACCTGCAAGTCAACCGAAAATTGTTGTACAACACCTGCCGTTCCATCAATCAGAACTCCATCAGACATTGTATCATTGTAAATTGTCATATAAACTATTTATTGGCCAAACAGAAAATCCAACAATTAATAAGCACTGGCCAAGAAAATTTCTTTTTCTCGCTGATTCATAGCCTTTGTTATATCTGGGCCTTTAAGATGCATAAAATCTTTGCTGTTAGTTTGTTGCTTATAATTAGCAAAATGAACTAAATAATTATTTTTTTCTAACTTTGCAAATTCCAGTAAATCTTTCTTAACATCATGCAAAGCATCTCTACGCCTCAAAAATGTAATAATTTCGCTTCCATCAAATTCTGTTAATCTTAAGAAAAATTCCACTTTATCAGAAATATCATTTGGATATTTTAATGCAGACAATTGTTTTCTTACTACTGATGAATTCGTATTGTTTCTTAGAATAAAAGCTAACGAAGCAGGAAAACTATTGCTTTCTTCATAGTTTTGAACATCAATAATCAAATTAGGCAAAACAGCAGGGAAAAGATCTAAGTCTTGATAATTTCTGAAGAAGTTATTTTTATTTATCGCTGCCTTAAAACCACTCGTGAATTCGGCCACAATCCTTTCTCCTGAAACACCTTCCAAAAATTTGAATTTATTAATTGCATTCAAAGTGTCCTTGTCAACATTATCCTTGATTAAGCCGGGATTAAACCTGCTGAAAAAGCGAACAAGGCGAAGAACTCTAAGTTTATCTTCTCTAAATCTTTCTTCTGGATTCCCAACCGGCCTAGCAACAAGATTTTTAATATCATTAATTCCTTGCCCACGACCATCAATGGTGTTGTAATCTATAATTCTTTTTTTGTCTATGTCGTAGAAAAGAGCATTCATAGTCAAGTCTCTTCTCTGTGCATCCTTATCTGCCGTAGAATAGCTCACTCTATCTGGTCTTCGACCATCACCATGAATAGGATCATAATATTCTTCTCTAAATGTTGCTATCTCATATTCTTTTCCATCCATAATAGCTGAAATAACACCAAATGCTTCTCCCTTAGGAAGAACTCTAATCCCATGTCTTTGCGCTTCTTCTGATGATAAAATCTTAGTTATGTCTTCTGGCCTAGCATCAGTTGTTAAATCAACATCCTTTGGACCTCCACCCTTCCCATTCATATGGAAGTGACTAATCAGGAAGTCACGGATAACTCCACCAACAGCATACAACTTTTTACCATGCTTTTTGAATAATTCATTCAAAAAAACAATGTCATCAGGCATCGGTATTTCCATATCGATGACATCTTGTTTTTCTTCGCTTTCAAGCCATAATCTAAAATTCATAACATATTTAATGCTCAAATGAATTAAATCAAAGCATAGAAATATTTTTTTTGTTTGTTTTTTTTATTTCTTTTGTTTCGTCAAACCATTTCACGCCATAACCTTCTACTATCTTGCGAAAATTATTTGAATTATGTGTATGCTGAAAAAGAACTGGTGCGCTATTCAAATGAGGACATCCTCTTTTATCAGGATAAGAGAATCTATAATCACTGTTTGGATCTCCAACTTTATAGATTAATTTATTAGAAGTAATATTATTATATAACTCTCTCTCTATATCTGATTCTCTAGGAATAGAAAAAGGCATCATAAAATTATTTTTCCACAAATCAGCAAAAGAAGAAACTCTACAACCAAATACTTGTGTATTGAACGACTTTCCCGGATACATGTTCCAATAAGTACCAACATAATCACAATCGACCAAATGTTTAAGAAAATATTCAACAAAATCAGGAGCAACTGCTATATCTTCGGCAAGATGAATTAAATAATCTTTCCCTGTTGCAGCAGCAAATTCAGTTGCCATCCTTATTGAAGTAGCCGCTCCATCTTGATGATTTTTTTGAATACTGTTAGAGAGAACTATTCTTGCCCTCTTATAAACTTCTAAAGCAATATTTCTTTCTCTTTGATCCATATTCCAAATATCAAAACAAATTGCAGAAACAATAACATCGTGTTCTCCTTTCGGATTCGCACAATCAATTGCCGCAATTAACATTTTCAAATGTTCAATAGGATTTATAGATCCATCTGATTTATGATGAGTCCCATTATAAGAAAAAGATAATGCTAAATTACTCATTACCTATTTACTAATTAAGAATATTAATTGGCGCTAGAAAGATTAAATTTTGGAGTAAGATTAAGAATATCTCCGTCTGCAAGAACTCTTGCTGCCGCAAATTCTTCCGCCCACAAACAAACACCAGAAGTTGCGCCAACTACATAATAACCATAAATTGTGTTGGTAGTAACACCACATGTCCATGATTGTGTCGCAACACTAGATTCAGCTTTATTACTTACAGTTGAAGGTGTGGCCCAATCTGATCTTGCAATGGTCTTATCTACATAATTTGTAAAATCAGCCTCAGTAAAACTACCAACAACAGTTGCTGCAATTGGAGTGTAATTATTCTTATAAAGCTTAAGAATATAATCCTCTGTATCAGCAGTGTTTTTTAACAATTTAGTCAAAAGTTCAATTTCGCCAAGATCAGGAACTACTAGTGCCACTCTCCTCCTTATCCTCTTCCAACTTCTCAAGAATCGATGCAATCAATGGATGTCGAACAATAGAATTAGCCTTGAAGTTTATTATTCCAACTCCCTTTAAGCTTGACAACCTATCAACAACATTCATCAAAGCCCTGTCCTTCCAAGGCAAATCGCTTTGCATCGGATCACCAGTAATGATTACTTTACTGTTCTGTCCAAATCTTGTAAGAAACAATTTAATTTCAGCATAATTGCAATTCTGAGCTTCATCAAGAATACAAACTGAATCATGAAAACTTCTACCACGCATAAACTGAAGAGGAGAAAGCTCTACACTCTTATTGATTATGTCCCTCTGTGGAGAAAATGTTCCCAAACACCTATCCATACAATCAAAAAGAGGAAGCATATAAGGGTTTAATTTTTCTTCCGCCGAGCCCGGTAAAAACCCAAGTCCTCGGCCACCAGCTTCAATGGTTGGTCTTGTTATAATAATTTTTTCTTTTCTTTTAGCTAAAATCTCACTAATTGCAAAGGCGCAAGCGAGGTGTGACTTCCCCGTACCGGGAGCTCCTAGCAAAAACAAAACATCATGCTGATCAAATGCACCCCAAGCCATTTTTTGAGCAGCATTCATAAACTCAACATGAAATGGCTTTTTACCACTAGCATGCTGTGCTGGTGTTGTGTTGGTCTTTTCATTCTTGACGGGTTTTTTTCTTGGTTTTGCCATGCCTTATTTAAGCAATGCAGTAATTTATTTTTTAATGCAAAACAATAAATATAGAGACAATAGTTTTATTTTATTTTATTAAGGAGAAAATATGGGCGCTACAAGTCAAGAAGGAACAGGAATAGGATCGGCAGAAAAATCTTTACCGAAAATTGTAAACGGTGTAGTAAAAAAAGTAAACATACAAGAGGGTAAAATTTTTGAAAACTTTTCATCGAATATAACAATTTCCACAGCAGACGGAATAGTGAATTCCATTAGTGCTTCAAATATTACTATCAAAGGTGGAAATGGATATCCATTAGCGGCTAATGGTATCGATGCTGATGGTGGTAGTGTTTTCATAAAAGGTGGTCACGCTAACGGTAATGGTGAAGGCGGAAACATCAACATCGAAGCTGGCAATACTGGAGATGGTCCAGATGCAAACGCTGGAGATGTAACGATTAGAGGTGGCAATGCAGATGCTGCCGATAATTCCGATGCAGGAGATGTATTC